CTATCGCCGCGCCCGCCTCCATCCAGCGGCCCGGGCCTCTGCCTCACTGCAGAACCAGCGCTCGCCATAGCGCGAGTTGATCACCGTTTCCGAGTAAAACGTCTGGCCCGGGACATGATAGATGCGCTCGCCGGTGTTGATGCTGACGTTGCCTTTGATGTTGCAGCTTGGGTCGATGGCGGAGAAGATCGACGATGGCTCGGCCACCCAATCTTCAACCGACATCACCCCAGCGATGCCCGTAACCCCCACAAGGATCATCAGGGCCGGCGCCTCGCGCAGCAGCGATCTTTGCCGACGTTGCGGAATTCTGCGATGCTGATGGCGCATGTCTCCCCCCATGCCATCGAAACCAAGATTACTGGACCCCAGCCCCTCCAGGACGCGCATCGGCGGATCTATTGCCGCAGTTTGAGCCATCCGAAGCTGTGCCGCTGTTATGCAGGCAGTTCCCGCCATAGAGTCCGGGTCCCGCCCCATCGCCGCCTGAGTACGTTCTCATAACGGTCGCCATTCGCCGGCCGTCCGCGTAGATCCTCGTGTTGTAGGATTGCGGGTTGAGCGGATTTACGATGTGGATCGCCTTGTTGGCTTCCATCGCACTGCCGGCTCCGAACGTAATAGTGTCTCGGTGGTTCATATAGTCAGCGCACCCGGATAGCATCGCGATCGCCAACACAAGCAGAATGCGCAACCTTTTGCCCCTCCAAAGTCGCCCCTTGATGATTGAACGTCAAAGTCGCGGCATTGTCAAAGTGAAATCTAAAATAGAATAGCCTGAATTAAGTCTAAGCCGCGCCCCGCCTTTGATCGCCGTCGGCCGGCGGGAGGAAAACCACGGAGACGAGGCGAGATCCGCAACGTGGACAGCGGAGCCTGGAAGCAAGCATTGCGAGGGGAAAGTCGCGACCGCGCGTGGATACGAGCGTCAGCATGTCGAGATCATAAGTCCAGGTGCATTCGCGAATGGACTTCAGGCCTTCGCGCTTGCCATAGGCACAGCGCGCCTTGAGGCGCCATCCGAGGCTGAAAGCTTCGCCAATTGTCTCGACCACGGGGCTGAAATAATATAAGAACAAAAGAGGAACAACAATTGGCGTTTGCACTCCCCAAGTTTGGGGAGGAGCCAACAAGGATATTTCCGTGAGCGACGAGGGCCCAGCGAAAAAATCAACCGAAGGCCCATGGGTTCATCTTTGCGAACATCCAGGCTGCAAGAAGTGGGGCGGCTTCGGTTTTGCCATCGGCAAAGGAACGTCCAACTGGTTTTGCTACGAGCATAGGCCGACAGTCTGGCCGCCGGCAAAGACGGCCTAACCCATGGCTGATCATAAGAACCTGGGCCAAGGCATCTTCATCAGCCTTGTGACCACTCGCATGCCAATAAAGCGAGCATTCGCCGGCACTGGGCAGTCCAGAGGGAGAGAGAAGACGAGCGCAGCCTCGATCGCGCGGGCGATCGTTGCCGGGATCCGCATCAACCATCGGATCGAGCGAGATGCGGCAGCTGTCGATGACATGGAAATCATCGACGTGCTGACAGAGGAACTCTGGAAAGTGCCAGAGCAGACTGCCAAGGACCTCGTCGGCGTTGATGCCAACAAGAGGGACGACGCCAAAGCCGCGATCACGCAGGCGCTGCTTTCAGCCTTGGTGACCCGATACGAATGCTCTTTCTTTATGCCGGAGGATCGCGGCATGGGGGCCATCGGCCTATCCGTCGTATCGTTGACGAAAGAACTGAGCGGAACGACCTTGATAACCGCGCGTTATTAGAGCGGCTCCCTTGCCTTCCCTCTGGAGCCCGTTTGCACAGCACAACTTGGCCCCGTTGTCGCCTTTCGGGGCCATTCTTTTTGGCTCGCTTTCTGCCGAGGAACCTTTTCGCCGTATGGGGGTTTTGGGCGTGTCTTAATCCCGACACCCCCGCTTGGGATCAGATGGCAGGCTTCACCAATGTCCCCGGAGTGAAGTCAGGAGTAGCCTCTGGCGCCGTCTCCCGTCGGGGCCATTTCTTTTCATGGTCGGAACCTTTTGAGGCGATGCGCGTTCATTGCGTGCCTACGATCCACCCCCCGGATCTAGGCTGAGGCTCCATCCACTATGCCCAGAATGGAGCCCATTGGCACTACTCCGTGCCTAGGCCCCGCTCTCCCCGGACGGGGCCATTGCTTTGTCTGCCTTATCCCGAAATCTTTAGGAGCATTTTTGCCCCTAGCAACTCCCGCGCGCTTCGTACTAGCCTCCCGATCGAAGGAGAATCCGACATGACCGAAGACAAACGCCAAATGAAAGCGAGCGAAATTCCCGCCTTCGTCGCCGAGGTAATCAAGGCCGGCTGCAACATCTGCGCCGTCGGGCACGATAAGTATGTGCTTGGCGACATTGAAGAGCAGCACCGGGCTAGAGATGAACTCGACAAGTACGGCAACCGCGATTCCCTAAAGCTGCAGATTGTCGCCTACCTCTGGTCGATCGGCAGATATATTGAGTTGGAGCCCGACGGGACCCGGCATTGATTGTGGCCTGAGCCGGTAAAGCCGGCGCGGAGTGTCTTCGCAAAGACAACGTCGCAAGGTGCGCTGTGCATATGACGAAAACGGTCTTTTCCTCGTGGTTGCAATCGTGCATTGTGCGCCACCGAGAAGGAGGCGATGATGTCTTACGATTGGGAAGGGGCCAGACGGCGACGGTACAAGGGCGCGCGGCTCTGGCTTCTAATCGCGTTGGCAGCTTGGTTTATCGCTCTCGCCCTAGCGCCATAGTCGCGCTCACGGGACGTGAAATCCTCCCTTCATCATGAAAGCGACGACGCCGGCCACATCGGGCTGAGAGTCGCGAGCCGCTCATCTCGTGTGCATCACCTTTTCAGCGCGATTTCAGCGAGCGTCCCCAGCGCGAGCCCTATCAGGAGCATGTAAGTCCCCCTATCTATAGCTTGCCCGGTTGACACTTTGCCCGGCAAGTAGCGAGCCATGGCCTGATCATGTGGCCCGATGGTTTCTGTGGCGATTAGGAGACCCATCACGACTTGAAAAGCCCCCAGAAACAGGACGAGCACCGCGGCAATTTTCGCTAGCTTTGCAATCCACATCAGCCTTCCCTCCTCACACTCCGTGCGTTACAGGTATCACTTGCCGGAGGATCAGGGAATTTGCCCCCGCGTCTCCATCCAAATTGCTCTGGATAAGCCTTCTTACCTGATGCATGTACACATGAGGTGCCGCTTGCCTCTGTCGGACCAGCTCGTGAATGACTTGGCCAGTGGTCCCATTTTCGCGTTCGCCGATTGGCCAAATAGCGCCCTTCCAGCATTCGGCGCTGGCGTCTACACCATCTGGCACAAGGATGGACGCTTTATCTATGTAGGCATGTCGGGGCGGGGGATTACATCGGAAACGGCGCCCCGAAAGACACCCTACGGTATCTACACGCGCCTCCAAAGCCACGCCAGTGGACGTCGGAGCGGAGATCAATTCTGCGTCTACGTAGCCGACAGGTTCGTGCTTCCGGCATTATCGCAAGACGACGTCAACGACATTGCATCAGGACGTCACCAGATGGATGCATTTGTCCGGAGATACATCCACGAGAACCTCTGCTACCGGTTTGTTGTATTGCAAGACGGCGTAGCGGCCTATGCCGTCGAGGCCGCAATCAGGAGCGGCCACTGGGAGTATGGCCGCCCAGTTCTTAATCCCAAGTGATCGATTGGCGAATGACGGCAAACCGTCACCCCTTTCCAAGAATCACGAACAAGATGCGCCTGATCGCCTCCGCGAAACTCACACCGAGCGCCATCGCCGCGATGCCGGTGACGCCGAGTGCGCCGATGCCCATCAGCTTCCATCGCCTGACATCGTCGGTCACCGGCTTCATCTCCGAGACGTCCTCGCCGATCGTCGCAACCGATGCCTCAACGTGCCCCACGCGGTCGACAAGCTGATCCATGCGTTGGTGAACGGCGGCGCGACTGGTCGCCGCCTTATCCTCCGCTCGCACCGCCCCTTCCTCTATACGGCGCATCGAATCTTGCAGTGCCCGCATGCCCGCCGTCAGTTCGCCGAGCTGTCGGTGAACCAGTGCATCAACATCTGGTGCCATCCCTTAGCCCCCTTCCCCATGTCGCTTGCATTCCGCCTTCGTCCAGATCGCCGCGGCACAGATGCCCACGGCGGTCCGGTCTATTTTGAGCTGATCTTCCGGCGTCGCCCCGCGCGCGCCGACGAGATCAGTGCCGACGATGGTCTTAAGGGCCGTCACACTCGCCGGCGCCGAAGTTCCACAGCCCGCCAGCATCAAGGCAGGTATCGTAATCAGCGCGCTTTGAATGAGCGCGGTTCGCCGCTTCATTGTTCTGCCTTTCAATCTTGGTGGTGACGGACCTGGCGCCGTCCTCGCGGATCTCGGCGAGCAGCCAGAGGAGACCGGCGAGCACGAGCCCGCCGATAATGACGCGCGGCCACATTTCAGCGGGACGGCGAGCGGTTCACCGACCAGCGGCCGGTGAAGAACATGAAAGCTGCGACGGAACCGACGACGATCAGCAGCGCCGCGATACCAGCGGCGTAGGGATTGTTGACACCGAGAACTGCCGAAAGCCCTGCGCTGCCGAACAAACCGCCGACGGTTGTCAAGGCCGTGCCGCTCTGCCCGGCCGGCACGTCGTCGGCCTTGGCCGCTTCCGGCGTGACATCCGCCACCTTGACCGGCAACCTCGCCGTCTCAAGCGCATCCAGAAAGCTCCGATAGTACCCTGCGATCAGCGGTGCCTTGTCGGTGCTGATGATCGCGCGGGCGCCGACCGGATCGTTTGCCACCTGGTTGAAATAGTCGCCGAGCTTCTTGCCGGTGAACAGACCGCCGATCATGCCATCGAAGAGGATGCGGATGGCGGTCGGCATCTCGGCCGCCTTTTCAGGGGCGTCGGCAATCCCGAACTTGGCGTAGTTGTCGTGACCGGTGATCTGCGGCAGGCCACGGCCACGATAGCGCCAACCATCGTCGGCCGCCTTGTTGCCCATCCGGCCGCCATAGACCTTGTTTGCGAGCTTGCGCGGATTGCGCGCATAGGGCTTGGCGCTGGCGAGATCAGGAAAGCGCTTCGGCCAGACCTGCGTGACCCGCTCGGCCGAGTAATTCAGGTTCTCGGTCACCGGCTGCATCGTTGCTCCGGTTTCGTGGAAGGTGATCGCGAGCATGTAGGCCAGCCATCGGTTGTCGAGCACCTTATCGGTCGCCTGGCGCCGATCCCACTCGTCGAGGATGGCGATCATGCCATCCTTCTGAGACTGCTTCATGCTCACGCCAAAGGGTGCGCGCTTCGCATAGGCGAAGAACGTTTCGCGGTTCATCGGATTTACCTCTTTGTTAGGAAAATAAGCCACCATCCACGCGCGGCATGATGCCGGCTGGGGGAACATGATGGGCTATGCTTGGGACGGCGCTCGCGGGCGCCGGATGAAGATGGTGCGATTTGGAACGGCCGTCGCACTAGCGGCCTTACTTGTATCGGTCGCGGCCCAGGTCGTGACGCGAGCGATCTTGAGAGCGAACTAGAGCTTCTGCGCCGCCACCCACATGGTTTCGAATTGCTCGGGCGAGATCCCAAGTTGGGCCGCGATCGTCATTAGCAATGGATGATCACGTTTGAATTCGCCGGCGTACTGCCATTCGATTTTAGCCTTTTCCTTCTCTGCCCCGTCCGGAAGCGCATCGATCGCCGCATCAATCTGCGCAAGGGAGAAGCCGTTAACAACGAGGCCGAGCCGGAGCTGCCTTGCAGTGAGCGCTGCGGTTCGATCGCGCTCTGCGCGCTCCTCTTCGAGCCTTGCTAACATCTGAGTATGCCGCGCATCCGCATCTGGCAACGTTGCGCCTTGGATGATTGCATCATCGTCGCCAACGAGAACGCGACCTTCCTTTGCCGCTGCCTCTCGCTCGTTTCGCAACATCTGATCGCGTGCTGAGTTCACGACTGAGGCAAGGATCGAATTGAACGCGAACTCGATCTTGTCCGCCAGATGCATGTGGCGAAGCGCTTTTTCGTCCGCTTCTGAAGTGGTGACAGTGAAAGTCCGTTCCATTTTGGTCGCCTCGTTAAAGTCTGAACAGTTCAATTTTCAGGTGGCACTCGGTGGGCAAAATCTGTGCTGGACCGGATGCACACATGATCGACAGGTAGTCGCCCGCATTGAAGAACCGAGTGTATTCGGCACTCATCGTTGACCAGTTGTTGCTGGGTATCCGGAAGGGGTAAAACTCACCGCCATTGAGGGCCAGTGAAATGGTCGCGCCTGCATTGGCACCGCAGATGTTCACGTTCACCCGGTAGTAAGCCGACAGGGGTAAGTGAACCACTCTCCCGCCGGCGCCGGGATTGCCTCCGATGGTAAAAAGCGCATTCGCTGCGCCGACCAGGAAGTTGAACCCCGAAGAGTCTCCGGCCCATCCCAGATGTTGCCCGGTATTAAAGGTGAGCGGGCCAAATCCCGGCGAGATCTGACATGCCGGATTTTCCCGAAACTCCCCAACTCCATATCGGCGGCTGATCGTGAACGGTGTGCCAAGGAAGCCAGCGGCGTCCGAAAACCTGTCCACGGTGAAGTTGGAGCCCTCGTTGTTTCCCGCCTCGGCCGTCGATGTCCGACCAGAAGCCCAGCGCAACAGGGTGCCGGATCTGTAGTAGACCAGAGAGGTCGCCCCTGCTGCACCGGTTGCATAGAACCCAGCCGGGCTTTCGATCGAGCTGGAAACAGCCAGTGCGCCATTGACCGTTACCGTGCCATTAATCACCCCACCACCCGAAGAGTACGCCCCGATGCGCGAACGGATGTCGGCTGCACCGCCCATGTTCGTAGCGTAGTAATCGTTCCAGATGTTCCCGAGATACACCCCGTCGACCTGGCCGATGAGCCCGCCGAGCGTCGAATGCCATCCCACCATCACGTCGTTGGTGGATGCCATGTTCGCGCCGCCGGAACGCCGAACGACCTTAGCCGCAGACGCAAACGTCGCGTCGCTCGTAGCCGCCACGACCGCCCGCCCGTAGGCGGTGAACGGCGCCCACGCCATGGCGGCGTTGCTTGTCGCATACGGCACCCGATCGGCGATCATCGACGGCCCAAGGGCGTTCAAGGCCGAGAGCGTCGCAGTGTCCAGCCGCGTCAGGTAGTTCGCGAGCGCTTGAGCGTTGGCAACCGTCTGCTGCCCGTAGGCGGTGTCACGCATGATCGCATAGGGATAGGTGCCGGAAGCACCCTTCCATTTGATCGCGGCCGTGATCTGCGTGTTGCTGTCGACCGAGAGGATGGGCAGCGGGTTGCCGTCCGCCTCAGCGATGAGGATGCCGCCGGCGATCAGCGCCGTTTGCCACGCCGTGCCAATGCCGGTGATCACAGCGCTGCCGTTCGTCAGGGTGACGGTCCCTGCCGTGTAAGGAGTGGTCATGTTGGAAGCTTCCTAAGCTGGAATGCCGAAGATGTAGTAGCGGATGCCGCCAGGTGCATAGGCACCAGAGGTTCGCCAGGTTCCGGAGCTGTCGCCGCGATTGTAGTAATCGCCGACATTGCCGGTGAAGGTGTAGAACCGAGCGTTGTTCGCCGTCAGTTCGCAGAAGGTGCTTTCCCCGGCATGGGCCTGGCCGTTGTAGGGATATTTCAGCCGCTTCACGAACGGCAGGCGCCACATCGCACTCCACGACATCGGAAGGTTGTTCTGCCCGAGACTCGCACCGCTCCCGGCGCCGTGGTGTGTGAGGTATTTCACCATCGGGAACATGCCGGTCCCATCAAAGGGGATGTCCGTTATGACGCCGTTGCCGGCCCCGAAGGTGAAGTATCCTTCTTTCAGGATCTGGACTTGCGGGCGCCGCGTGTCGATGACGATATCAGCCCACGACGGCGGATCGGCTGCCCCCGGGCGAAGGAACTGGACGACGTCCACGCCTCCCTCGTTGAATTTCCGCAGGACTTTATTGCTTCCTCCGGTCGGCACGCTCGTATCCTCAAGATAGAGCATGAACCGGGCGCGCATCGCCTTAGTGGCGTTGAAGCCGATGTTCGTCCCGTCAAACCAATACTCGGCGCCGAAATCGAGCACCTGCGGGTTGGACGGATACATGATCGTCGCGCTGTCATAAAAATGAACGTCAAGCACGACGGTGTCCGGGAGCGGAACTCCGGTGTTGTAGTAGCTCACGCCGGCGGGAAGCGCGATGTCCGCTGCTGCGATCACCTTCACCGGCATTTTCGATGCATCGAACGCCATCTGCTGGACGGTTGCGACGTCGACGTTGTAACCCGGCTTGGCGATCCTCAACTCGGTCGAGCTGATCTTAACGGTCTTGCTGCCGTTCGGTGTGAGAACCGGAGCATCATCGGGGGCAGTATTGTTTCCCGGCAAATTCCAAACGACTAACCGCTTGTCGCGCGATCGGAACTTGTTGAAATCATCGATACCATCGTTCGGCGTGACGATGATCGGCATCCCGAATGCGAAGTTCCCAAGGCTGTTGTTGAGAACCATGTTCTCCGCCCATCCCATTTGGGCGTAATTCCCCACCGCGTAATAGCCGCCCTGACCTCGGTAATATTCACCGCTATCTGTCCAGGCGACCATCTGTTGATTGTAGACGTTGCTGCCGCCACCCTTCTTTGCCTTCACGTCGAATAGCGGGACATTGTAGCGGAGCGTCGGGAACGCCGAGTTGCGGAAGCCCCATAACGTCCCCTGCGCGACGGTCAGGGACATCTGGGTGAACGTCGCGGCATTTGCGCCAGATGGATAGTACGTGACGCCATTGCCGGCCTGGAACGTGTTCACGACCCAGATGTCGCACAAGTTCGCCTGAATGCCGAACTTGCTGTTGTAGAGGAACTTCCAGCGCTCGCCATCCGGCGTCGTGCGTGGGTCGTCTGCGTCGTTCTTCATGATCTTGATACAGCCGGCGCCGGTGCTGTCGACGCCAATCATCGTTCGAACCATGTAGCGTTCTCTTGGACTCGACTCTCTCGCCGCCCTCTGATTGAAGGAGTGCACCAACACCAACTGGAGAGAGTGTAAATGGAAGGGAAGAAAGTGGCGTCGATAGCGCCCGAGGGCGGGTTTACGATTCAGAACCTTGGCGCTGCCCTCGTAGCGGTTCAAACCGCGCTAAGAACCGTCATCGAAGAACAAGCAAAGCACCACTCCGGTAGCGAGTGGTTCGACGATCTAGAGAAGCGCCTGATCCGTGATGCCAAGGGCACCGTCACCGAAGGCATCGCGATAGAGGCGGAGGCGAATAGTCTCAAGCTCGGCATCGATGTCCTTCAGGCGACGCTGGATGCCAGCCGCCGCCACCTCGGTCTCGGAAGCAAGGAATAGGGCTTTCCCTGACGGAGTTTCGACAAAGATGGATGCGCCGTTACGGATAGTTTTGTGCATTTCAGTCTCCTAACTGTAGATCTCGATCGTTCCGAGATTGAGGTTGATGTCCATCTTGTTGTTCTGGGCGAGCAACCGCCCAGAACGCACCAGGCCGATGTTGGCGATGTTGAGCTTCAGTTCGCCGTTCTCGATGACGATAGGCAGGAAGGCATTGCTGCCCCCATTCCAGACGACGAACTGATCGGCCTTCACGGCGAAGCGGGATTTGAGCACCCCGCCTTCCGTGTAGATCTCGATGTAGAAGCCGCTGTCTTTGAACGCGTCTGCAAGGTTTGCCCGCAGCATCACCGAGAAGCGCGAGGTAACGCCCGACTGATCGGCGGCCGCCTCGAACTTCACGAGCCCTTGCGCGAACCGTCCATTGAGATCGGCGCTGACGCCATTGACGCTGGTCGCCAGCGCGCTGTCGGCGTTCGCGCGGGCTTGCTCCTCGGTGATTAGACGGGCGAGATTGTTCCCGACCGTTGACGTCAGCGACATCGCATTCGATGCGAGGGCCGCGTCGGCATTCGCCCGTGCCTGCGCCTCTGAGTAGACCGCCGCCTTGTTGTCTGCGGTCGAAGCCTTCAACGACGTGATATCAGAGGCGAGTGCGCCGTCAGCGTTCGCGCGCGCAACCTGCTCTTTGGTGACCTCGGCTCTAACGTCACCAAGTTGCGCCAGCACAGTCGAGATGCGAGCCGCAAGCGCCTCATCCTCCCTCGCCCTGACGAGGGTCTCATCTGCGATTTTCGCCAGAGACGAACCGACCTGCGCTGTGATCTCGTGCCGCTGCGTCTGACCGAGAGCGCTTTCCATCATCCACGCGACGGCCAGCTCCTCGATGCGAGGCCGGAAGAAACTGTTCAGCTCCGCCTGTATGTCCTCGAAACGGCTCTTCACGTCGTCGCGGACCTGGTCGAGGCCGACCGAGACGTCAGTAATCAGGATGTTAGGCGTCAGGACGTCGAGCCAGGCCGATGGCTCAGTCTCACGCGTCGAGAACGGCACGTATTTCCCCTGCGCTTGGTAGAGCGTGAGCGGAAGGCACCAGGCGCCCGATAGTATCCATTCATAGCTCGCGCCAGGCCCCGGCCGCGGATAGGGCGTCTGATCACTGTCAAAAACCACCGCGCCGGTTGCCTTCAATCGCACGACCACGTGAATGCGAGCCACGTCGTCTAGGTCGGCCGCGCAGGCGATCTTGATGCCAGGACGCCGCGCCGCGCCCGTTGCATCAGTGACTTCCGCGGGTGCAACGGCCCAGCCGGTCATTGCTTGCGGCGGCGGCACGATCGGTCCGGACGGGCCGATCGAGACCGGCAACTCCTTGTCGGACGACCAGCTATAATCCGACGGGTCGATCTCGCGGAACGCCACCACCTGGTTGACGCCGGGCAGATCGTCCTTGTCGCCCATCAGGAAGGCTTTGCCATCATAGCCGTTGCGCGCGGACGTCCACTCGATCGGGTCGAGCGGTTCCAGCAGCCACGCTTCCGGTGGCAGGGTGCCGGTGTGGCGAATGAAGCGGCGCTCTTCCTCGATCGCCGCATACATCAGACGCTGCACCTGCGTGCCATACGGCACCATAGGATAGCTGAGATCGGCAATCAGGCGCTGGCCATCGTCGGCCGCTTCATATGCGGCGTTGTAGCGCGGCGGAGCGTCCTTCGTGGTCCAATCTTCGGCCGGTTCGGGATAACTGGCATGCGCGCCGTTATAGGTCTGCTCATGCGCCGGAAACGGATCCTGCTGCTGCTCGCTCGTGATAACGATATCCTCGTCGGTGAACGAATAGACAGGCAGTCCCGGCATGCCGCAGATTGTCTTGTAGATGCCGCCAAGTTCGGCGGTGCGGCCGTTGCAACTCTTGTCGAGTTCCTTGATAGCCTCGATCGGCTGATAGTTCAGCGCGATCTCGGCGCCGCAGCGGAACTGCTTTTCCGTGCCGCCGGCAGCAATCGCCACCTGCCGGTCGCACTCGTTCATCGCCGCCATCCAGCTGGATGCCGGCAGCTGGAAAGCGGCGAGGTTCTGCCCGCCGTAAAACCACTCACCGTTATAGGAGAGTCCGCGCAGCAGGTTGTATTGGGCGACCTTCGTGTTGTCGCTCCATTCCCATGTCGCCGGATCATTCCACCTATGCGAGCCGGAGCCGCCGGCTGTCGTATCCTTGCGGATGTCATAAAGCTTGATGCCCTGCAGGACGAACTTGCAGCGCGGCGGACTGGTCATTACCTCGCGGTTGACGCGCGCGGTGACGATCGCATAGGCGACCCCCCGGCCGATCATATCGGGAAGCCACGGGCGCGTGGCATCGGTCCCGAACGTGCTCGACAGGTAGGGATCGACCGCCGTTTGCGTACCGTCGCGGAAGCGCACCCACAGATGATCCTTGCCGTTCTGGCGATACTGCAGCACGGGATAGCCGGCATCGGTCGGCGCGGCGTTCCAGTCGATCGTGCATTTCTCGCCGTTGATCCAGACCGTGCTGGACATGCCGGCAATCGGCAGGTCGGAAAGCGAAACCACCTGCACGAGGTAGGCATTCGGCGTTTTGCCGGCCTGCCCGTAGGAGTTCACGTACTCAAGCTGCCCGGCCGACGCATAGGTGCCGATGATGAACGACATCGGGTTGTCGGCCCCGACGGTCATTGATCCCTTTACGCCTGCCGGCCGCTGCTCCTCGCGTTTCGAGCGCGCACGCGCTAGCAGCGACGCGCCGGCCTTGAGCGCAACGCCGATCACCAGTTGCCCGATCGTGCCAATCTTCGCGACAGCGCTGATGATGCCGACGATCGCGGACACCGGATCGGCATGAGCATAGGAAGTCGTCGCCAGCAGGAACCAGCCCGCCAGCAGCAGAACGGAGAGACGCATGAAGGATCAGACCCGGAAGAGGCGAGAAGCCGTGAGGAGGTCGACAGTGCCGAGGCCGGCGCTATCCGATTGCGTGACAAAGATGCGGGAGCCCTGAACCAGGCCGAGCGACCACGCGCCGCCGCCGAGGTCGAGCGCGGCGATATCGCCAATCTGGCCGAAAGCCGGCCCCTCAATAACTTCGGGCAGGATCGAGGTCGCGAATTCGGCGTGATTGTCGAAGCCGAGGCGGCGCAGCTTCCGGAGGCCGCCGGCGAGCGTCGAATACTTGCCGCGAAGCTTGGCGGCCGGATCGTTGCCTGTCATCGCCTCGACGGCGCCGGCCGCAAACAGCGCGCAGTCGTGGCGGCCATACTCAAACGGCAGGAACCGCACGCGCGAGACATAGGCAACGAGGCGCGGATACCAGTCGTCGAAGCGCGTCATTGGCCACCCCTAAATTGCTCTTTATTGCTGGATGCGAGCGGCGGGGTCAGTGTGCCCTTGTGCTCGCCCCACCAGATTTCCCACTGGCCGGCGACGCCACCGTATCGGCGGAAGCGATCGCCGCTCCGGCGCTTCTGGCTTTCGTCCGATTTCTTCGCCGGATTGGTTCGCGTCAGCACACGGGCATGCGATACGACCTCGACAGCGACACCGCCCTCACCGCCCTTGGCTGGCGTCTTGATCGGCGCCTTGTTGATGAAGCCGAAATGCTGGATGACCGGCGGCGCGATCAGCTGATGGCTTTCGCGGTCGAGAAATCCACGGTGGATCTCGATCGGCGCGAGCCGCGTGTTGTAGCCCCGAAACGCTTGCTGCACGGCGGCACTCACCTGACTAAGCGCGATCTGCACCGTGCGAATAGCGATCTCCGGAGAACGCTTGATCTGGCCGACGCTCAAGAGCGAGCCCCAGGCATGATAGGTGCGCGTGACCGGCAAGCCTGTCTCGCCTGACATGACGGTTACATCGACCGTGTCCTCGCCGTTCCAGAAGCCGATCGATTCCGGCGCGCCCGTCGTGCGGTTTTTCGCCGTGATCCAGACGAAGCTACGCGGGATCACGCCTTGGCGCGCCTGCACATAGGCAGACGTCGCGGCATCTACTGCTCTGACCATGATGTTTCCTTAGAGGGTCTGCTGCACCTGGAAGCGGATGCCCGTCGTGAAGACGTTTTCGCCGGTCCCCGGATCGAACGAACCGGGTATGATCTTCATTTTGGCGGCGGGCTTGATCAGTTTGATCGCCTGCCCGATCGCCGCGCCGACCTTCAAGTGAGGGCGAACTTCAAAGGTGTTCGTGGTTCCGCCGCCAGTGGCCGTTGCGACTTCGGCAACCCGATGAAACGCGCGCCGCACGGGATTGCTGCCGTAGTCCAAATGGAACAAGTCGCCGACAGAGAGCTTATAGCCGGCCGGAAGCCCGGAGATCGTCAGCGATTTCCGGTTGGCGCCGATAGATGCGATCACCGGATTGGCGGCGCCGAGAATTACGCCGCCAGGATCAAGCCGCGGATACTGCTTGCGCGGGTCATAGAGATAAAAGGTTCCGATCGAACCATCCATACTCTCGATCAGGGCTTGCACCTCCGCCGCATCGGCATGGCGCAGGTCCATGATCGCAACTTCCGCCTTCCAGATCTTTGGCCCGAGGTCGGCCGCCAGGAACTCGCCGGAGCCGAGCCCGGAATATTCCTCCTGGCCATCCAGCCAGAATTTGACCGACGACAGCCGGAGCTTGTCAGCGAACTCCGCGATGGGCCGTGGAAAAACAAGCGCCATGATCAGCCCACCGCATAAGGATCATTGTTGATTTCGCTTACTCGCCCCGGCAGCACGACGCGCGAGAACTCATCGAATCCAGTTTGCATCTGCTGCTCGGTCGCGAGACGAACGCGCTCCATCAATTCCTTGTCGCCATTGCCGGAGACAGAGATCTTGCTGTGGAACTCGAAACGCGTCGTCTGGTTCTGGTTCGCCGGTGCGCGCATCGGTATCACGCCGGAAAGCCGGTGGTTCGGGATAACCTGCTCGCCGCCCTTGAAGCGAACGAGCTCCGGGCCCTTCTCCCCGACCCAGGCAACACCCGGACGGGCAGAGGGCGTCCCGGCAGCGTAGCCGCGCAGCCCGGCCCAAGGATCAGCCGCGGACGAACCGCCGAAGAGACCGCCAAGCAGGCCCAACAGACCGCCGCCGCCCTTCCCTGCGTTGCTGACGGTGAACACCGCGTCGATGACGTCGGTCAGCAGCTTGTCTGCGATGCGATCGAGGACGCCGAGCGCTGCATCCCCGAAGGACCGCCAAACCGACTTTCCGCGCTCGATACCGGCGAAGAAGTCATCGAAGAAGCCTCGCGTGAGTATTTTTCCGAAATCGAGAGCCTCGCCCAGCAGGCGGGTCTGTTCGGCGATCGATGCCATCGTTTGGGCAAGGGCTGACAACTCGCTCTTTTGAGCGTCTGTCAGGGAAATTCCTCGCTGTTGCGCTTCGTTGAGAAACTGCTGTTCGTATCGAAGTGCAGCGGCAGCTTGCGCCGTGAGGCCAAGAGCCGCGCGTTCTGCTTCCAGCATGGCAATCTGGCGTTCCGCCCCCTTCGCAAGGTCATCATATTTTTCGATATCGCTCTTGCCGCGACGCTTCTTAGACTTCTCATCCACATCAGTCAGGCTTTTGGAAAGTTCGCGTAGCTTTTCGGATGCAGCAGAAGCTCCCCTCGCAAGGGCACCACCGAAGTCACCCAAATAATCAGCGCTGAGATCTTCCTGGAGTTGCCGATTGCGAGACTGAGCAGCACCAGCCAATCTAGCCGCCGCTTGATTTGGCAGCTCGCCCAGCAGCGGCGCCTCAATGTAGTCTCTGAGTTCCCCGACCTTTCTCAGGGTACCTTCAACATCCATACCTGTGCCAACTGCGGCCCCGGTCTTAAAGACGGTTTGAACGCTCCGGATCAGTCCGTTGATGCCCCTCACCGTTGCGGACACGATCGCGTTGACGGCTTTGATCGCCATGTTCGCTGCGCCAATGGCGGCCGCGCCGATGACATCGGGGAATCGGGCCCAGAGGAATTCGACGTCATGGAACGCCGCGACGAACGCCCCGATGACGAGGTTCGCACCATCTTTTGCGGAGCCGACGATGTCGACGCCGAAAACCTGCGTGAGTTCGTCTCGGAAGATGTTCGCTGCAGCAACAGCGGCGGCAAGGCCAGCAACGAAAGCGATCGCGGGGTTTGCCAATGCGAATGCACCCGCAACGATGCCCAATTGGACGACAAGACGTCCGAGGAGCGCAATCAACGAAATGATGCCGCCAATGATCGTGGGCGCATATAGCAGGGCCAAGCCAGTTGCCGCCGCGACCGCGAACGGCGCGATCGGCTCCAGCACGTCAGCCAGAGCGATGAGCACAGATTGGGCAAGTTTTGCCCAATCCACGAATTGCAGGAGTGCCGCCACAACGGCGATCAAACCAATCGTGACCAGACTTACCGGCGAAATGACCGACAGGAATGCTTCACCGAGCCCCCGCACGGGGTTCTCCATCGTCGACAACACAGCGGCGAGCTGAGTTCCCTGCTGCAAGGCAATCTGCATCGGGCCCATGCCCATCTGGGCGGAAACGGCAATGTCCTGGAACTGAGCAGCGATGTTAGCGAGATTGCCTCTTCCTCCCGCGTTGTGATTGTTCTGGTTCGCTGCCACGTTCATCAAATGGATTTGCTTCGATGCCGCCGCAGCAGCGGCGCCCTCGGCGGCATATGCCTTCGCGGCTGCGGACGCCGCGCCAGTCACACCACGATTTGCCGTGGTCAGTCCTTCGACCTCTGCCTGCGCGCGTGCTGCTGCGCCGGATACCTTATTGAGTTCCGTCGTGGCGCGCTCGGTCCCATCCGTTTTTACCTGGATGCCGAGTTGGGCAATGTCTGCCATGGCTTTTCCTTTTCGGAGAACGTGCGCTATCGTCCCGCCGATTCAATCGGAGGACGTACTTTGGACAAGCGGATTATTATTGCCGGGCTAGCCACCCTGGCGTTGGCGGGCTGCGTAGCGCCCCCGAAAGACACCACGATTTCAAGCACCTATAATCACAACGAGATGAAGTTCATCCAATCGACCGGGACGGCATCGGTCACTGGTCAAGCTTTCATGCGCCAACGTGGCGGCGGCGTGGTGACAGCGGCTGGCGAGGAAATACTCCTCTTACCCGCGACGGCATACACGCGTGAAGTCACTGATAAGATGCTCTCAGGCCAAGCGCAGCTTTCGGCCGGGGCGGCCTTAAAGGGCTACACGAGAAAGACTACCGCCGATGCCGATGGACGATTTAAGTTCAATGGCCTTGCAGCTGGATCATACATTGCGCTCGCAGTGGTTCGGTGGGAGATACCAAGCGAATACGGCTCCCGCCCCCAGGGTGGGGGTCTGAAGCAGGAAGTGACTGTTGCCGAAGGGCAAACGGCTGAAATCATAATGAGCAAATGAGGCGAATGGAGTCGGCACGATTGCCGCCTCCGGGGCCTTCAACCTAGCATGCTCCGGAAGACCATCCCCATGGGTATCGGCGCCAGCGTGTCTCCGTACTCAGCGGAGATATATTTGACCTTGTCGCGAACGTCGTCGATCGTGGAGCAAGGGTAGAACAGAACCTTAGCATCCAGATCGTCGAGCAAGTCGGCAAGCCGCCTCGCTTCCGTGTCCACCTCCTCAAACCCTGACCCAGCGCGCCAAGCGTCATAGACTGCCGCGCGCTCCCTGAAGATTTCGAAGGCTCTCACCCTCTCCTTCCTGCTCATATCGAGGCGCCTGTCGATCTCCCCCTTAGGGAGATAGGAGGCGTGGCCCATAATCCGCTCCTCGTCGCCGTCGAAGAAGTCCGTGACCATCTTTTCGCTCGCAAGCTTCTTATCGCCGAGGAACGCGTGACGCTTGTGCAGTTCCAAGATGCTCACCTCAGGGAAAGGCGGGCGCCATGGCTGCTGCAGTATCTCCTGTGCTGCCGTCTCGGCGGCGTTAAACAGGCCCTTCACCTCGCGATGCTGGGCGATCACGTTCCCGATCGACGCCATAATCTCAGGCGCTACGACTACGGCCGGGGTGGAGGCGGCCACGACGGCCGCCCTCAAAAACATGCGCCGGTTCATGCTTCCACCGCCTCTCCACCGGTCAGAACCGGCTTCGGAGTGGCCCGGACGGCGTAGGTGGTGCCGGTGTCGCGCTCGCCGCGAGCGAAGAAGGCAGCGACGATCGGGTTACGGGCGAAAGCGGAGAGCTTGATCATGCCGCTCTCCCGATTTTGATCTCCGAAGGAATGCGAGTGGCGAAATATTCGAGACCCCTCGCCGTGATGTAAGACCGAGGACGCGCCTTGTCGTCAACGATCTCGCTCTTCACTTCGAAAATGCCCGCCTGGATGTATTGGACCCGCGGCACCAGAGCTGTGCCTTGGTAGAACATGTACTTCTGCTTGAGCCACCGCACGAAAAGATTGGGACGGCAATTCATCGACCTCGCCGCGTTCTGAAGCGTGTAGAGCCCGTCAGCATTGATGTAGGCGTCGTAGAAAGACGTCTTCGGCTTGTCAGCCTCGATCTTGCTCTCGAGCGCCAACACCTTCTCAACGTTGTCGAGAAGAAGCCTGCGTAGCGAAGCCGGGTCGCTCAGTACCGCCTCCGGGCTCGACTTCTGACGTTCCAACTCCTCCACGCGGTCGACCACCTTCGCCCGCAAGACCACATCGTATCCCGACACAAGGATCAGGGTCTCACGCTTTGGGAGTTCGAAGCAGTTTTGGCTCTTTCCCTGGGTGTCAGAATAGGTCGACGCAAAATTGCGTTCACCCTGTCCCAACGAGGAAAGCATGACACGAATGTCGCGCATCACGTCGCCATGACGCTTTCCGGTGAGCTCGGCGATCTCGCGGCTGGACATTGTCAACGCGCCGGCCGCCGTGGTAGTAATCACGTCAGTCATCTCGGTTCTCCTAAAACCGGGTTGATAGGGAGGCCGCCCTGCAAGGCGGCGTTCATTCGGAAAGGCGAAGCTGGTTTCCTAGGCCGGTGCTTCGCCTTTTTCCTTTTCTGCGGCTGCAGTCATCCTTTCGCGAATCGAGCGAACAATCTCAGCATTCCTGGATGTGAAGTTTTCGTTGCCGACGGCGTCGAGAAAATTCACGGCCCATTTTGGCAACCTCACGGTCATTCTGGTTTCTTCGGTCACTCCCACTCCTATTCACTAAATTGGTGACAATCGAATTGGTACCACGCACTAATTTAGTGCGCAAGCGCCGTTCTTGGTTTTTTCACTAAATTGGTGTTACGCTGTACTCATGGCAAAACAAGACGACTATGCTCGGTACACCGTCCGCCTCCCCGCGGAACTCTACAAACGCGTTCAAGCTCACGCTGAAGCGAACGAGCGAAGCGCCAACGCCGAAATCATCTCCCTGCTCGATGTGGCATTGTGGGAGGCCGATTGGGCGCGGATAGAAGCAGGTATGGAACCTCTGCGGGAAACCACTCCCGAGGAGCGGGACATGATCGAGAGGAACCGTGCGGCCTTGAAGCGGCGTGCAACAGCAGTGAGCGAGACTGAGAGTTCTGCTGTAGCTGATGAATTAGCGCTTCTCGACGATATCGACAGTCTTCAATCAAAGTTCAAAGAAGTGGTGGATGGCCTGCAGCGCTTGTCAACGATCACGATCAACCCCGACCACAAAGAAGATAAAGATTAAACCTGACTCCTCCGTTTGTTGAACTCCCGCGCATGCTGTCAGGACCAGCGGTTGTCTGGCAACATGCCGACATCCGACGGACGAAGTCTCACGACGGGGAACGGATTGCTGTTGAATCAAGAAGTTGGGCGGTACTCTACTGATCAAAAATCAGTTGCTAACCCTGTGTTTCCAACGGCTTATCCGCGAAACACGACAGACGGCCCCCAGACAGGTTATCCACAGGGATTTTTTCGCATCCACCGAGTGCTCTTATAGTGCCGCACTTTCGCTAGCCGTCCACTTCAATCAGGATCAGCGACGTGGGCAAGCCGCTTTGATCAACGATCCGTCTGCAAAGCAACACAACCGTATCTTTGCGCATGGCGTTCAGAATTTGGTCACGGAGACGAACACGATCGCTGATGGGTACGACAAAGTTGAGCACGCGATGCAGTTCGTTGGAGGTGATCTTCCCTATCCCTGAGTCTCGGTCGTAAGATCTAACGTGCCCGGTCACCTCAACGATATGCTCTTCGCTTTCCCGATTCTGGATCGATCTAACGAGTTCAAGGTCGAGATGTGCATAGGTGGTTTCCTTCTCACCGTGACTAATGCTCATCTTGTCTGCAGAGCGCCGCAGTGGAAGCGCAATTTCAGACACCATTGGACGGAGTCGAGAGGTCAGTCGATTCAATCGGTCCTCATCTAAGCTTTCAAGTTGCTCGCGATAATCTTCAAATTCTTGTTCCCGTTGGACTTCAGCTTGCACTTCATCCCGCATCTGCATCAGTGCGCTCTGGCCTAGCCCCAGCCTGGGAATGGCCGTATTGCCAGTCTTCAGGGACCAATCTAGCAAATCTAACGCTTGCTTTGATGATGCTCTCTCCGAAGCAATTATGCTGGCCAAAATTTCAAGTTGCCTAGTGTGCTCAGCGGCCTTTGCCACGTCGGCTTCCAGCTCCGCCTTCCTGATCTTTGCCAATTCTTCCACGGTCGTTTCTGTTTTTTCACTGCGCGGAGCCAGAAGATGAAAAACGTAGGAAATCACTGCGGAAAGGGGCGTTGAAACTGCCGCAGCTATTCCGTCTTTAATTGCCGGTACAAGTAGGTCCTCGATAAAAGAGCCCTGCTGCGGACTTCTGACGATAACGTCTACATTCGACTCAACGGTTATTCGCTGAGTAACTTTGCCGGTCCGCCTGAAGTGCTCGACAGTCGCTATGAACCGCGCCATGGCATATTGAGATCTACTGTATTCGTAAAAATGCAGCTGACCTGACGAGGCAAGCCCTCCGTCAAATTTGATTCTTATGAGTTCAGATCCCGTCAATTGCGCCCCCTCCACAAGTTTCAGTCGATGAAACCAGTTTTCGCGCAAAAGGCGAGTCATTTTTCGCACTCTCGAACTCGGATCGCCTCCATTTCCTGCGCGATTTCAGCACAGTAGCGGTTACACATCGCCTTCAGAAGCGCCACCTCCTCACGTCTGGCGACGTTGCCTGTAACTCGGCACCACGCCATTAATTCGAGGTTCGAGATAGGTACCGGCCCCGAGAAACCCGGTGGCTGTGACTGCCGGAGTTCCCAGAACCAATCCCAGATGAAGGCGCCGTTATCCGGCACCTCCACTTCCGGGCTTGCGGTCTCGAAGGCTTCGTTGCGCTCCCGCCTGGTTTCGCCGTCCTTGTCACGAACGCTGTCGTAGCGGGCGACGACTGCCACCGCCTCGGCTAGGGCTTCGCCGAGGTCTTCGTAAAATTTGCACGATCCTCCGAGGCCGTGGTGATCTGATCGAAGATCCAGCCGGCCTCTTCCAGGACCTCGCGCACCTGCTCAAAGGTGCATTCAGGCTTCGAGCCCTTCCAGTCGTGGTCGCCCCAGTCCCAAGAGGCGACGGAAGCCGCGGCACGGTCGAGGTATTCCGCTTCGACCTTGGAGGCAGTCAGCTTCTTCTTCCGGCTAGCGAGGAACTTGTCGCTGTGCTGGCGGACAACCCGCTTTACGGCATCGCTTTCGGCCGAACGGATCATGAAGCGGATGCCGATGAGCTCGTCGGTGTCCGGACCGGTGAGGTTGAGTTCGAAAAGCTGCTCGGAATTGACGAGCTTGGAAATGTCCATGTTTCACCTTCTGGTTACGGGATTGCGGTCGGATTGACGCGGATCGGCAGCTGGTTCAGGCCGATCGTGAAGCGTTCGAGCTCAAAGTCGTCGGAGCCGCCGCCCGGGTAGAGCGGGCCGGAAACGACGCCGCGGCTATAGAAGATCGTATTCGTCTTGCCGGCGCCGCCGTCGTTGCGCTCGATCTTGATCGCCATGTTGTCGAGGTTGAGCGGGTCACCGAAGGTGCGCAGAATGATCTGGCCGGCATCGTCGAAAACGGACGCGACTTCAATCTGCGGGTCGCCGGCGTTCGCCGTGCCCTTCTGTTTCTGGGTCACTGGCTCATCGAGCGTGTTGTAGCTGTTCATGGTGCTGTCGGCGCCGAAATCGCCGACGTTGCCGACCTTACCGACCTGCACCCAAGTCAACGCCACATACGCGGACTGGATGAGGTCGGTATTCTGGGCGAGCGCGCAAACATAGACCTTGCTGCCCTTCTTTGTTGCTTTGTTTGCCATGTCAGTTCTCCGGTTCGAAGGCGTGGTAGGGAATGGAGACAGGGATCTGCACCCGGTCGTCCTCTTGAAGTGGGCCAGCCGCCCAAGGCTCGCTGCTGATCGTGATCCTCACGCCAGAGGCGAAGAGTGTCTGGTTCTTGAAGTGGTCAATGACCTGGTCGACGACTTCGAGCGCGTCGATGATGCCCTGCCCCACCGGCCAGACGACCGAGACTTGCAGAAGGCCGCGTTTTTGCTGAGGATCGTCGCCCATGGTGATCTGGCGTGTCCGGTTGGGCATGAAGGACAGGCGCAGGCACTTTGCCGGCGTAGGCTGACCGGCAGCCGGAAAGACGACGTTCGGGCCGGCTATCGGCAAGACCTGCGGCATGGCCCGCAACCGATCGGTCAGCGCCTTGAAGATGATTGCGTCGGTACCAACGGCCATGTATCGATTGCCTATGTCTGAAAAGCCGCCTCTCAGCGACGATGAAGTGTATGAGCGCGTTCATGCGGCGCTGCTGGCGTTGGGCCGGGATGCCGGTGCGACGGTGCGAGGCGACACCTCTCTCAAGGCCGCCCGGAAAGCTTTGACGCTGCTTCAGCTTGGTTTGCTGGCGGCGATGGAAAAGAACATCGACACCAACGCTGCGGTCAAAGACCCAGACGGGCCTTCAGTTCGGCAGCCTTTCGATCCACGATAATCGGCCAGTTCTGGGCCGCGAGACGAACGAAGCCGTCGGCCGGCTGCCCATTAGAGCCATATTCTCGATGACCGGCATAGGCAGCGGTGTAGCCGAAATAGAGCGTGTCCCCGATGTCAGCGCCGGCTATGACCGCCTCGACCTGGGCGAAATCGGGTGTGTACGCCCTGCCATCGATCGGCTTGGCCGAAGCGTTGATGGCCGGCATCGAGGTCGAAGATGCCAGCAAGGAAGCCCGGAGAAAACCTGTATCGACCCGCATCCTCCCGCCCTGCCCGGTCGGCTTCTGCATCTCCTCAACCACCTCTTGCGTCGCTTCCTTGAAAACTGCCTCGACCGCGCCTTCGACCTTATCGGCCCACTGAGCGACAGTTGCGCTAAACGAGAGCGTCGCCATCACGCCATCTCGGCTCGGTAGCGCCGCGCGACGGCGCCGATGTAGTCGATCTTGTATTCCAGCCTGCATCGGCAGCCGGAAATCTCACCGACCGGCGCGCGTGGGTCACCCGGGTAGCGGAGGAGCGCTCCCGATGGGCTTTGAAACACCTCGTCAATGCCGACCGAAGTGCCGTTCAGGACTCGGTGCGTATGGCGCACGCGTTTGTCACCAGCATCCCGCCAGATCTTTTCGACGTCTTGCGCCTGCACCTTGCCGGCTTCGATCTGCTGACGGATCGCTTCATCGCGAGCAGAGCCGAGCGCCATCATGGTCTCGGTGCGCGCCAGCATCTCGCCGCGGAGAATCAGGTTCTTGTCGCGCAGCCGGCCGATGATCCTCGTGAGGTCGTCCCCGGCAATCGGCTTCCCGTCGCGCATGGCCGCCGCAATGGTACGATCGAACCGCTTATCGCGGGTCTTGAGCTCTAAGTACTGCTTCATCAACTCCGGGTCGCCGGATGCGAGATTGACGCGGGCGCGCTCGATGAAGGCGATCTGGTGGCGAGTGAGGCCGATGACGCCTCCCTCACGCTGCTTGGTCACTCTGTTGACCCTGCCGACGACGTCGAGTGCCGTCGAGCGAGGATTTGCGCCTCGGGCAAGACCAACTTCGAGCGCCTGGCGGATGCCCTGCCGCTGATCATCGGTGATATGAGTGACCATCGTCGAAGACAGTTCACGCAAGATGGCCTCGGCCGCCGGGTTCCGGACGCCGAAGCGCCAGATGACACGGTTGCCCTGCGGGTCCGTGAACTTCGGCAACTCTCCGACGGCATTCGTGCCTCCCGCATTGAATGCCTCTTGGAGCGCGATTTCCAGGGCCGAGAACGCCTCTCGCTCGATCTGCATCGCCTCGACGGCGCCGTTGATGTCGCCACGCTCCAAACGTTCGATGACGCGGGCCAGGACGATGGACGAGCGGATCTCGTCGATCGCCTCTCTAAACGCCGATGCCAAGCGCGGCTCGTATATGGCGAGCAATTCATCGAAAGACATATGCAGCTCATATAAAAATGGCCCGCCGAAGCGAGCCTTGTACAATTCTGGGTGAAGGGGCGGTCGCCCACGGATGCCTGTTTTAATGGGCTGGAGATTTCTCAGATATCGCTGTCTCAATACCCTTCTTGACGAACCCAGGCGTCGAACCAGTCTTTAGAGACATTCTGGATCGTTCTGTCAGGGGTGGATGCTAGGCATCGCTTCTTGTTGTAGTGAACTTCCAAGACCGCCAATGTCTCTCGACTAATTCGATATGCAGAAAAACAAGCCCTGTTATTCATTTCACTTTCAAAGATATAGTTAGACCTTACGGCCTGATCATGGCATGTAATTTGCTTGTATTCTGGATATTGATTAATAATTCCGTCCGTATCCATTTTCTTGAATTTCTCGAATACGTAAGCTTTTTCATCAAAATCCTTGCAGGAAGCGTCAACACCCCCATCGGAACAGCCCGAGATCAGTACAACAAGCGTCAGGGCGGCAGCACCCTTTCTGCGAATACTCGAGATTGCCATATCGTTTCCAGTCTCAGGCTGTAATCCATGGGTCGCCAGCACCACTTCAACTGGCAACTGTGGGCCTCGATACCATGTTTTCAGTTTGCTGCAACGCCGTCGCGCCTCAACCTACTAGACGTCCCTGCACGATGAAGACGACTGGAGTCACGCCGTCGTATTTGTTCGGGTCGCCGCTCACGATGGCGTAGTCGGTACCGTTGGCGGTGACGACGTCGCCGACGGTGGGCTCGATCGCCAGGCCGACCGACGAGATGTAGATCTGCATGTCGCCGGTCTTGATCACTGTGCCGTCGATGTACCGGGTCTCGTAGACCATAGGGACGAGCGTTGCCGGGTATGACGTGACGACAGGGTCACCGCCGAGGATGGGGTCGGGCGGAGTTACCCGCTTCACTACGCCGGCCTGGCCGTAGCTCTTGACCAGCCTGTTCGCGGTCGCCTGCAGGCGGACATAAAGCGGATTCGCCATCAGACCACCAGCGCGCCAGGGATGCAGGCCACGAGGAACGGCCAGAGCAGAGCTTCGATCGTGGTCACAACCGGAGTTGCGAGCGCGACCACCTCGTCAATGTCGGTCGACGACGACGTCGCGTATTCGACCTCGATCTGGCCGACTTTTTCGCGCTTCACCGTCGAGGTGCCAGTGATGACAGGCAACAGGCTGCCCGGGTTGGTCAGTTCGAGGAATGCAGCCTCGTAGGATGCATTGATAATCGGGACTGGCACCTCAGCGGACGGGATAGCCTCCCCGTAATAGGTAGTAGCCCCAGTGCGCGGCCATGCCCGTTCCTGAGCGTAGCCGCCGGTCCGCTTGCCGCTGAACCGAGGTTCATACCGATCGATCACCAGAGAACCGCGCTGGCGCGCTGCGGTCTTCTGGGCATCGGTCGTACCATCGGGGAAGACATAGCCGGCCGCCGTAGCATAAACCGTGAAGCCGTCGTTATCGCCGTATCCAGCCATGTCATTCTCCGATCGGTAGGACCCGGCGCTTATGCGCCGGGCTGAGTTGCCAGTTCTTCGAGTGCAGCGATGATCTCGTCCTTCTTGGCCGGCGTCTTTTCGCCGAGCAGCTTGGAAGCTGCAGCCTTGAAGGACATGAACTGCACGTTCGGGTCCGTCGCCATGGCGAGGACGTCGGTGACCGACTTCGAAGCATCGCCCCCGTCATCGTCATCCCCATCGCTCTCTATGGTCAAATGACCGGCATCCACCCAGGCTTTGACAACGGGGTGGTCTTTGACGGTCTTCCAGTCGGCGGCTTCGACTTCAAGCGTCGCACCGCCAGCGATGACCGGGCCGCCGGGAATGCCAAAGCCACCCGGACGCGTATTTTGTAGTGTAATCTTGGACATAGTGAGAACTCCTCAGATTCCGTCGAGGTAGCGCATGGCGCCGGGGCGACGGACTTCGACGCCGCCGAGGCGAAAGATGCCCGGCACTTCGAACTTCAGTAGCCGTTGCTCGGCCTGAAGCCAGCGTAGCGGCATCGGCACGTGCATCTTCACGACGTCCGGGGAGCGACGGTAGGCAACCATGCGGTGGGTGCTGCCGGCGCCGGCGTTTTCCAGACCGAAGACTGCCCGGATCGTGAGCGGCCGGCCGGTCCGGATTGTGTAGATGTTGGCCCGCTGGATATGCTCGAGGATCGTGGTCGTCATAGTCGCGTCGAGGCGCTTGGTGGCGATGAGCGCATAGCGATCCTGGTCGAGCAGGATCGTGTCAGCCTGTTCAATGCCGTTCGAGGCGGTGAAGATGACACCGAGCACGCTATTGACGTCGGCGAGGATCTCGTCGGCCGTCTTCGTCGTCCACGTCGCGGTACCGCCGGCCCCGTTCGCCGCGGTGAGCGCCGTGACCGACGTGGTGTTGAGCAGGCCCTGTATGCCGAGCTTGGTACGGCCCATGAAAGCGACGTTGTCGACGTACTGCTCGTACTTGCGGCGGGCGGCGTCGGCGCGGTCATCGGTCAGGCGAATGCCGTATGCCTGGGCATGGGCAAGCTCCTGCAGATTGTACCGATAGCCGATCGCGGCCATCCAGACACGGCTGTTGCCGCTGTCGAGCTTGAAGTCGACAAACGGGATGTCATCGCCATCCGCGGCGAACTCTCGCGCCTGGCCGACGTCATCGCCCATCGAGAAGAAGTCGATGGCCGTGGTCCAGTCCGGCGCCGAGTTATCGACGGGCACGAGCTCGCGATACTGGAAGTCCGGATACTGGCGAGCGTAGATGCCCGGCTCGATGTAGTTCTGAGCCGTGCGAAGGAAGTTCAGCGCCAGCGCGGGCGCGTCAGTGGTGAACATGTGCGTTCTCCTTACTTGGTGACGCCCAGGCGCAGGCGCGCGAGCTGGTTCGTACCGCCCGTGACGCTTGCCCATTCGGCATTTTCGATCAGCTGGTTGGCTGCCGAGTTGGAAACGTTGGTGAAGCCGCCAGTCGGGGTCATATAGACCGGGTCGCCTTGGGCGACGGCGACAAGCGCGGTGACCCAGATCGAGCCGTTCTTCATGACGCTGATCTGGTCATACGGCTTGTAGACCTCGCCATTGGCGAAGGGCAGTGTGCGATCGACGACAGCGACGCCGGCGAACTTGCCGATGGCGGTGGGCAGCTTCACGGTGTCTTCGACGGTGTCGTAGATGACCCCCACCCCGAACGGGATATTGCCGGAAGCGGCCGCAACGATCATCGAGGTGATGAAGTGCGGCTCAGTGGTGGCGATCATGCCGGGATAGCCGGCCGGCGTGTCGCGCGAATAGGAGACGGGAGGAAAGGCCATTATGCGTTCTCCTTCTGATTGCCCATCCAGGCGTTACGATCGCGGGCAAGCATTGCCTCGTAGGCCTTGTTGGAGTCGGTGAGGTCCGCGTCAGAGGTGAGCCCCTGCTTCACGGCGCTGCGGAAAGGGTCGTTGGGGTTCTTGGCCGCGTCCTCGATGAGAGTGTCGAAGCGCGCATCGATGTAGGCGTCAGACTTGCCGGCAATGGCGGCGTCGCCGATCTTGGCAGCAACAACAGCCTTGCGGATGGCAGCATCGGACAAGCCCTCGGTCTTGACGTCCTTGGCGATTGCCTTGGCGGTGGCGATGAGATCGCCGCGGGCCTGGACGCGCTTGTCGAGATCGGCGTCGGAAAGCACCTTGGTCTTCGTCGCGTCGAGCTCGGCATCCTTTTTCGCCAGCTCGGCATCTTTGGCGGCCAGAGCCGTCTGGTGAGCCGTTTCCGTGGCGGTCATCTTGGAGATCGCATCGGCAAGCCGAGACTGCAGTGTGGCGATGACGGTGGCGCCCTGGTCGGTTACTTCAACCGGGATGCCATCGACGGTAACCGTCTTCAGGGTCATGATCTTTTCCTCTTTTGGTTTCTGATCACTGGTGACAGGGGCAGCGCCCCACGACCTCACACCGTCGCCGATGCGAGCTTGTGATCCGGCGCGGCCATGCTCGACGATGGCGACGTGGTTGATCCGGATATCTTTCTGGATTGCGTCGTACTTCTCGCCCTCGGGCGTGGTGCCGGGCTCCCAAGCGAGATCACAGGTGTAGCCAGCGGAAAGCTCGCGCTTGCCTTCGTCGATCGCCTTGATCGCCGCGGCGTCCATGACAACGAGTGGGATGCGGACGAATTCACCGTCACGAGCCACTTCGTCGCCGATCTGGCCTACCGATACAGCCTTCCATGTGTCGGCGGTGACGGCTGCGGTCGGGTGATCGTTCGTCACCGGCTTGTGGGCGTAGCTGCCGAGGCTGTCGCGGGCGAAGACCTGATCGGCCGGACGATAGACCTTGACCACCGGCAATTCAGGCTTGCCGACCTCGTGACCGGCATAGTCCTGGATGCCAGTACGCGCTGTCCGGACCTCAGCAACTAGGTAGCCGTCGGCGGTCCGTCGCGTGCCCGCGATCGGCGCAGTGTCTGTGAATTTCATGAGTAGTACCTCAGAAGAAAAACGATCTGCGGCGGTGGGTTCGACACACCGTCAACGAATGCAGCGCGATCAGACCATGGTCCGATACTAAAATTCCAGCGCTGGGCTAGGTTTTGGACCCGCACAACAGTCGAAGGAGTTTTGTCGTGACAAAGGTTTTGGTTGCCGCGATGGCGCTGGTAATAGTTGGTTTCTGGGGTTCTGTCGGCGTTCTGATTTACTCGCTGCTTGCGTCTTAGTTAGTAGCGGAGCCGTCGTCTCTCCCCTATAGTTCCTCCCGGCAATGGAGGTTGCCTACGGAGGATTACATGAGCGACACCACGTTTGGGTTTCTGTTGGCGGCCGAGTTGTCGGCCTTACTCTGGGCCGCACTTTTCATGGTGATATTCTCGGCCTCTTGATGAGCCTATCGGGTTCATCGCTCCTGAATTGACTGTGCGGCTGCTGCGGCCGCAAGCTCGTCTTCGGAGGGCTCCTGCTCGCTCAGCTTGCCATATTCCTCGATCGCCGCATCCAGTCCGGGCAGCGACCCATCTTCGACGAGCGCATTGACCAGAGCGTCGGACACAGCCTCACGAGGGATAATTTCCTGTCCCGGCGAAGTGCCCACCAATTGGCGCGCGGCGTCGGCCTTCGTCTTGAAGACGTCGGCTTTCTCCTTCTCGGACATGCCCCAGAGCGGCGCCCACTCGTAGTAGATATCCGGATCACGCGAACCGAGAGCGCTGCGGATGATGCACTCGTCCAGGCGCGCCATTGCCGGCGTCATCTCGACCGACTGCATGGCCTGCAAGCGGTCGTAGTAGTTGCGCAAGTCGCTTTCGCCGGTGGCATTCATGCCGGCCGGAGACTGACCCAGGAGGCGCGTTGCCGGGATATCGGCAGCACCCGAAACGATCTGCAGGAATGACATCAGCACTTCGGGCAGCGTGGCGAAGCTCGCCTGCTTCTGTTCGAACTCCTCTTCCTTATCGAGAAGCAGGTCGCCGTTGATGCCCTTGGCCGTGGCCGCGAGGGTGTAGCGTTCCAGGATCTTAGCGCGGTACCGCTCATCACCGACGTTCTGCATGAAGTCGGGGATGCGGATCACGTTGACCTTGGCCTCGAAGACGAGGCTGGCGATGTTTGCCGCGGTACCGTCTGCCTGTTTGATCGCCTCGACCACGGAGAGGAGGACGCTATCGCCCCAGCCCTGATAGGCGGTGGTGGCAATCTCCTCTTCCGGCTGAGTAGCACCATTGAAGATGACCAGGCGCGACGGGTGAATGTCGACCTGCATGCCGTCGGCCGATTTGATCTGGTAGACCTTCGGCTTCCCATACCATTCGGAGGCCGGGTCGCGATCAATCTCGCCGGCCGTAAGGTTTCTACGCGAAATAACCGTAAGATACTTCAGGCCGCTCTTGCCTACGCGCTCGACATCGAGCGGCTCGGTGAGGTTCTGATCACCCGTACCGATGACGATGGCAGCGCCACCCCAGAGGCGAGCTTTGACCTTGGCGTCGAGGATCTTGCCCTTGACGTTGAGGCGCTTCTCTTCGGCCTCGATAAGCTCGATCTGAGCCTTCTTGGCCTGCCAGTCACGCCAGGCGCGCACGCTGTCGAATGCTGGGATGTCGACGATCTTCCGCGGCAGCCAGGCGCCACGGTAGGCGTTGAGCAATTCCTCGTCCGAAAGCATCGGCATCGAGTAGAACGTCGCCGACGCCTTATCCCGGCTGGTCCCGAGGTTGGCGACCATGTTCGTCAGGCTGTCGCGGACGAATGCAATTATGTTACCCATACCCGCTCCAGTTGATTCACTTAGTCACCGCCGGCCTACGGGCCCCAGAGGGTACGAATTTGAGATCCGTCGTCATCGCCAGCTTGAACGCCAAACTCCAACCGCTCCACCGCGGTGAACTAGAAGACGCTTTTGACGACCTCATGCAGAGTAAGAGTTTCGGCATGCGTGTCGTGGGTGGAGGAACCCTGCAGGAGGAGAGCGGAGAAACTGCCCACTGCGATATCGAGATCGAAATCGACGAACTCAACGATGAAAACGTCCAGCTTGTAATACGTGCCCTGGAGTCGATGCTCGCTCCCAAAGGGTCTCGCTTGCATATCCCCGCTCGGGACCGAACCCTTGATTTCGGCAAGCACGAAGGCTTAGCCCTCTACATCAATGGCACTGACTTACCGCCTGAGGTTTATGCCAACAGTGACATCAACTTTGTCATTCAGGAGTGTGGTCGCCTTTTGGCAGGCGTGGCTGTTGTAAACAGTCACTGGGAAGGCGCTTCGGAAACCGCGCTGTACATGTACGGGAAGGATTTCCAGGACATGTACCAACGGCTGCAGCCTCTTCTGGAAAACTACCCCCTTTGCCAGAAAAGCCGCGTCGTCCAGATCGCGTAAGCTACGTCACTCAGACGTTCGCCAGCGTGAACGTGCTTGCGCTCAACAGCGCATTAAATGCCCGGCTCGTACTGTCGGCGTCGTCATCGTGCACCGCCTCGGGGAACCCTTCGAGCGATGAAAACCAAGTCTCGTTCCAAGGACCACGAAGGACCAGGACGTTGCCCGCTTCCGCCTGGGCGGAGAACGGGCTGAACCGCGTGATCTTGTCACCGGATTCGGGCGTGGCACGGACCGTGAAGCCTGCAAGCAGCTTCGTCAGGTTGGTAACCTGCGATTTGCCGGCCTGCCCAGGGTCCTGCGGCAGCGATACATGAGTGTCCTTGCCGTCGGCTTCCGCCGTGTTCTTGATCAGACGCTCGACGCCAGAGGGCGACATTCGTTCGCGGCAGTGATGAGCGACGATGTACCTGCCATCCGGCAGCTTCCCGATCTTGGTACCTGCGGTCCAGTCGGGATCGTTGCTCTCCGTTTTCGGCGTCGCGCCAAGGTCCCAACCGCGCATCCATCGCGCGCCGGCAGGGATCGCATCGACGACCTCACACCAGCCGCGGCGGAATAGCAGCCCTGCTGCGGGCCTGATCTTCCAGTTACCGCCGAGGAGGCGTTCGCGCTCAACGGTCGGCAGGGCCATCAGGTTGGCGAGGTAGCCGGGATCGGCCGCCATGAGCGCGGCGTTGTCCGTCAGCTTCGCCGGGATGAAGGTCACCGACTTCGGCGGGATCGGCGTTCCGTCCACCGGGTTCTTGTATTCGGCGAGTTCTCCCGGGCTGTCCGCCCAGATGACTGCATCGCCGATACGGACGAACCAGCGAAGAACGCCAGCCCGCTCCGGTATCGGGAGGCCGGTATCCTGGTTGATCCACCACGAAATGAACTCGGCAACCCAGCTATCCGCATCCGGATTGCAGGTTGCCCTGACATAGGGCCTGACGCCGCACATCGATCGGTTGCGCGACAGCAGATACCAGAACTGCTTGGCACTGAAGTGCGTGAGCTCGTCGAAGCAGATCAGCGGGATCTGCGAGCCCTGCCAGTTCGATACCGTCTTGTCGTGCTCAAGATGAGCGAAACTGACCGACGATCCTGCAGGAAACGTCCACGACAGGTCCGGCGCCACCTTCGGCTTTGCGTTCAGGCTGGGATAGAGCTTCTCGCTCTCGTCCCATAGGCCGCCCTCGTTTCGGACCTGCACCAGCGTGCGCCGGAAGAACACGGCGCCGAACTGCGGGTTCGCGACATGGCGCAGCGGCTCCATGAGGAGCGCCCACGTCTTGCCACCGCCTGCCGAGCCACCGTAGATGCCGATATCCGCCGGCGAGGCGAGGAATGTTGTCTGCGGGCCCGGCTGTGGCCGGATAATCGTCTGGGCGCCCTGCCCTTGCTCAACCCCTGCCATTATCGGGCAACTGGAAGATCGTCACCGGGGAGACCGGCGTCGGCAGGTCCTTGCCATCCTTGCCGGTTATCTCGCGCCGGTTCGTGTACGCGCCGCCGACTTCCTCCGCCGCCTGCTTCAGGAGTGACGATGCAAGCACCATGTTGCCTTGGGTCTCGGCCTTGTCTGCCATGCGCTGAAGAGCGCGGAGACGAACGGCGCGATGGCTGATCGCGATGGTGGCCGTATCCTCAAGGAAGGTCTTGCGGGTCTCATCGAACAGGACGCGCCACTTAGGCGCCAAGCCGGAGGCCGCTTTCTTGTTCGGGTCATGGCTCTCGACCAGCTGTCGACTGACATCGAGCCCAAAATCCTTCTTGACTGCTGCGGACACGACCGACGGGCTATCGAAACATGCCAGCGCCTGCACGATGTAGGTCTTCACTTCATCGGAGAGTTTTGCTTTCGCCATGGTTGTGTCAAAGTCCCGTCAAAGCCCCGGGGGAATGAAAGCTGATGCAGTCGAAGTCGAAAATCGGTGACGTGAACCGCAACAACCAGCGCTTGGTCGAGAAGACCGAGCATGCCGGCAACGATCACAATCAGCGCATCTGGGTTGTGCAATGCCAAGCGGACATCGAGAACTGCGGCCATGTCTATGGCGTCAACGGCTCTGATTTCTTTCAGCGTAAATGCCCTGCATGCCAAGGCGGCCTGCCGGGTCTCGTGGTGCCTACGCTACTCTAAGCTGGCAGGTGCCGCATACATGTGCGATCTGCACTCTGGCGATCTCGGGTTTCTGGTTGGCTGCATCGACCATGGCACGGACGCCGGCTGCATCTGCCCCATAGCGTCTGACCACTCCGACGAACTCTTCGACATCGTGCCCACGGATGACAAACACCGGGCGGCCGGTCGACTTGCTGAACTTCGGCGCGCCGAAAGCATCGACATCCTGGGCGGCGTGATAGAGCTCGTGCTCGACCAGAGCCATGAACTCGGCATCTCCGCATTCCCGGCAGTAGTCGGCGTCTAGCGTGATGATGAAATCCGGGACATGACCGAACCACTGCTTCACCTGCATCTCTGCGCGGGCGCGTGACCACTTGCCCATCGTGCCCTGCGGAGATCCTGTCTCGCACTGGCCGATGACGCGGCGGCCCTTCTTGCTGTTGCCGACGATGGTCCAGAGGAAACCGATATCGGCGTGAGCCAAATGGGCATGGTCCGGATTGTAGACCGGCGACGACGGGTCGAGGAATGTTGCGTCCACCCATTCCGGCATGTCTTCGGCCGGGGCGAAGGATGGCGAGGTGATGTCGTCGAACATCACAGATGGCGGTTGTGGGCGCATCAAATCACCACTTGCCTATGTGTCGCGTCTGCGCGAACTTCTCGTGCCGCGCGTTCTTTAGGACGGGCATGGTTCACCTTAATGAGAGACCAGATGGATTACCGCACCGCCACGTCCCGAGACCTCGCCGATGTTTTCCAACACATCGACCAGAGAATGACGGACGAGTACACTGCAGCCGGCTTCACGCTCAGGCAGGTCAAAGACGTTTTCCGGTCTGGAGTTGCTGCCCGACGGGGGCACACGTTAACGGCGGCAAACAACCGGCTTGCGGTAATCATTTGGCAACTCAACGAAGATGTAATCGAAACAGGCTTCGCGGCGAAACCGGAGTTCTTCGACAAGAAATACGTTCGCCTGTGCCGAAAGCACATTCGCCTGATCCAGGCCAATGTCGGCAACTTGCCGCTTCGCTCCACCAGTTATGCTAACCACCCCCACCTGAGCAGATGGTTCAACGTACTTGGGTTTAAGACGGGAGCTACGGTGGGGGGCGCGACCATCTATCATTTAGAACCGCTGGCACCTGATATTCCAACCTCTACCCTCTCCTGAGGGCACAAGTTGAGACATCGGGGGAACGTCTGAATGCCTGGAACAACGAAACGGTGGGATAAACTCCGAGAGATTTGTGAGCGTCTTCTCTCCGGAGGCCGGCGCCACAAAATTCTCATTGCGATCGGTGCGACCGCAGTAGGGCCTTGCGCTCTCTATGGCGCTATCCATGCGCTAGTTACCGGCGAAATCAGCAGTCGCGGGACCGTCACACTGGCCGCCAGCGAAGACCCTTTCGCATTCTACACCCTGGTGCTCACCTGTGGCGTAGGCGCTACCCTTGGTACCCTTGTGGCTGCTGTCTTACTGGTCGTGGCGCTGAAAGGGCGCGCGTCGCGCTCAAGAAACTGAGACATGGGGGAACCGGGCCTGAGGTCCGGCTCCCTATTCAGGCATGCGAATCAGGGTCACAGGGGCTCATTTTGCTAATGATCGAGGTAAACACCCGACGCTTCCAATTTATCCGAGGCAGCGACATTCATCGAGATGGAATGTACCTGGAAATGTTGGATGTCGATGCCCAAACAACCGTTGCTGAGGTCTTCTACACAGACGCAACGGGGGCGCTGACGTTTAGTGCCTACGAACGAGACATTCCGCTTGAGGCCATTGAAGCGTTGATCGAACGGGGCAAACATTTGCTGACACCCTCGACCTCCGCCTAAAGACACTGGCGAGCTACCGGTCTGCTCTACTCCGACGAAGGGTGCCTTGCCCAAGGGCTGCTCAATCCACCCGTGGCGACGCCGGCCGCTGGCTCAAAGCGTCGGTCACTCAGTGGCATCTGCCCAGAGCGAGGCGGGCTGGCAAATGAAGGCGACCACCCTGCGCATAGACTGCGGTCATCGGGTGGTCGCGCAAACTATGCCGGCACCTGATGCCGTTTGCCTGACCTAATCTTCTTTGCGATCTCTGCACAGGACCCACCCCGGCTCTTCGCCTCAAGGAACCTAGTGATACCTGCGGCTAGTGCCGCTACGCACACCATCGACAGGATCGCCTCATGTGGCTTGATCTCGGCCCCATTGATGATCGCTAGTCCAACTGCGAGCAGATTTTGTCCGAAGCCAACCGCCGCCCCAAAAAACGCCAACGCCCATTGAAATGCTTTGCTGTCACCGCCACTAGCGAGTGAATCAAGCTGATCTTCCGTGATCACCAGCCTATTGTCCTCTTCCGGCGCGACGACAACTAAGCCGCCCCGCAACGAGGAGGCCGCGAACTCGCTATTCGTAACTGTAAAGTCAAACGCTTGATGCTCAGCCACCGCCGCCTCCGTCAGTTGGCAGGATGCCAATCGGCATCGCCATAAACGGAAGGACATGGTAGCAATTGGTGCAAACGACCTGCACCATCGGGTAGGATGCTCCACCCAAAAACATCTCGCCATTCGGCCCCATGACCGTCGGGGCAACCAGGTGCTCAGCTACCGAGAAGTTGTTTTGGCGGCAGGCTGGACAGACAAATGATGGCGCACGATTGCGCAGATGGCTGATGACCTTGTTCTTCTGAGCTTCGGTAAGCGGCGGCGGGCCTTGGACAGGATTTGACATGGGGCAATGTCAAACAGAAAACCTCGTAATTGTCGAGGCGGGGAACCTCAGAGACACAATTTTTTGGCGAATGCTCGTACATGCGATGATTTTCGCTTCCGGCAACATCGATCTCACGGGGTGGTTGCCGGATACGACGAGTGATCGACAATCCACTGCGCAGCCGTATTCAAATCTCACCAGGATTTTCGGTAATATTCTTCAAATTGCCGAAACGTCAGTTGCGGCTGGGTTCGCCCGGCGAGTATTCCCTCGAAAGAGGTCCGCTACAGAACAGCAAATCATCCGAGTTGGAACATATGAGAAACGCGGATGATTTGCAACCGGGTCATGCAACCTTATCGATCATATCCAGTGAAAGATCGACGTGAACGAGGCCGCCGAGGTACTGAACCACAGCTTTAACGGTGTTGCGACCAGTGACGTCGAGGACGGTCGCGAGCATGCCGCCGACCATGCGATGTTCGGGGGCGATGCGGATGGCCTTGTCCTTCGGGAATTCCTCGAGCAATTGCTTCCGGCTACGCTTTCTGCGGGCATCCCGCTCGCGCTGCAATGAGGAACCGGCCATCTCTTCGGCCTGGCGGATGCTCGCCACCTCGAAATCGGAGATGCGCGCCGGGCAGCCGTCGACGCCGAGGATGGCGGTGACTCCATCGACGCGGGACAGCCGGTAGAAATTGCGGGATGGCAGATACACGAACGAATAGCCGACGATCATCGCGAACCGGCGCTCGATCAGTTCCTTGGTCCGGTGGTGTTTGATGTCCTTCCGAAAGGACGGCATGAAGATTTCGATGTCGGCGTCACGAACGTTCCGCTCGATGATGAACTCGCCCTTGCGTTCCTCAGGCTCGCCGATCCGCGGCGTCGCCGGCCGCTGGGTTCCGGGTCGGGTCTTGATTGCGTACCAGCTCATTCGGCATTCTCCATTTCGATCTTGTTCAAGGCGTAGAAGACGGTCGTGTGATCCCGTGAGAAAACACGGGCGATCGCGTGCAGCGACATCCGCCGCTGTTCGCGAAGCTCCCACATGATCCGGTGTCGGTGTCTCGTGATGCTCCGGCGTTGCGATGGGCCAAGCATGACCTTTGACGGGATCCGCAGTTCGAGGCTCCGAAGCCGGACATAGTCTGTGGGTGTCAGGTGGCCGAACGTGCGCAGTTGGTGAACGCGATAGGCCATCACGTGATCGTTTGCGTCTGGGCGGAGGCGGAGCTTACGCAGCATCGGCTTGCACCTCCGACACGGACTTCTTCGCGACGCCTGGCGCCCATACCTGATTAATTGCCCAAAGGTGCGTCGCGCCGAGAGGCCACCGACGCTTCTTGCAGCCGTTAGCGAACTCGTCGTGCGATTGGCATTCGGCGACGAAGACGAAGCCCTGGGCAGCGAACTCGCGCGCCCTCTCCTCTTGGGTGATACGCAAGTCCTTGAGGCCGTAGCGGGACATGCGCGGCCCTCCGAGCGCGGCATTCGCGCGCGCGGCTTTGGCGAGCTCGGAAGCACGCACCCGCTCTTCGCGGAGGCTCCGGCATTCGAGGTTCGCCATTGCGGCCATCTCGCCCGGGATTGGCAAGAACGCCCGGTTCTGGATCTCGTATTCGCCGCGCTTCAGCTTGACGAAGACAGTGCGCAGGCCATGGATTGGGACGCCCTTGAGGGCCACCCGGTACTCCTCGATCGGGTCTTCAGCCTGGATTGAAGCCGGGATCATCATGCCGGCGTCCATGAGCGAGGCGATGCACTTGCCGACCTCGTCGATGCCGCAAGGCGAAAGCTTCTCAGTGAGAGCGGTAATCTCGCCCTGCAAGGTCGACAGTCTGGCCGGTAAATTCGTCATCTGGTTCACCGTAGAGATCTCGTTCAAGTTTCTGGCGGATGTCGTGTTGGCGCTGCATGTGAGGGGTCATCCGAGGCGGCGCCTGAGCCTGCGGTTGCTGACGGCCGCCGCCGCGGTCCTGATCGCGGGAGAGCCACGAAACGACGAAGCGCTTCATGCCTTTGGTCGTCTTGCGCTTCTGCGGATTGACGTTGAGCCAGGATCGGATCGCGGCGAGTTGCTGACTGACGTTGACGGCGGGGAAAGCCTGCGACCATTCTGAGACGTCGGCCTCGGTGATCGCTACCAAAGCGCCTCCGACTGCAGGAAGCTCGATCGCCGTCGGCGAGGCCGGAGCGGATTTATCCGGCTCCGGGCAAGCATCCGAACGAAGTGAGGATGTAGATATGTTATCGGTTATAGGTGGCACGCGCGTATCACTGCATGTGCTTTGCATTTGCTCTGCACTTGCATTGCTTTTGGATTTGCTATGCCGCGAAGATGCTGCCGATCGGCGCTTCTCAATGATGTCATCAGCCTTGGCGAGCTCGGCATCGATACGCTTATGCTTCCACCCGGGACCGAAGAGCATGGCAAGCATGTCCCTGCTCTCTTCCCACTGTTCCGGGCTGAGCTTGGCGATGCGGGCGATCAAGCGCTCGTTTTCAGGAAGTGCGCCGTTTTGCCAGTAATGCATGATCAGCAGCAAATACGCGCCGTGCTCGGTCGCGGTCAGATGACCGGTGTCAGCGAGATAGTCGGCGATGTGGAGGGGCATCCAGGCGCGGTTACTCATTTCCACCAACCATGTCTCTCGGTCTCGTCGAAACCGGCGAAACGCACGAGCCCACGATGACCGGAATGCTGGCGCCCTGCAGCGCGCAGGCGTTCATTTTCACGCCGGAGGTAATCGCCGTTCATCTTCTCGTTGATCAGCATGTCGGCCTCATGCTCTTTGATGTCCAAGGCATCGGCGATGGCGATGGAGTCAGGGCCGAAACGGGCGTAGGCGTCGAGGAAGGTCATGCGAGACCTCCGAAGACGATTTTTTTGACAAGAGGCACCTTCCTCCACTTGAACTCACGAAGCCGCGAAAATAAATTTTCGACGGGCGCTGGGCACCAGCGCTTTCCTTGTTGAAAACCAACGAATTCAGTGAGGTAGCAATGCACTCGAAGATGTTTGAACGGCCAGTTTACCTGCGTGAAAGGAAGGATCTGGTCCTCGAAATCACCAACCTCGATGACGCGATCGATTTCCTTGAGGAATGGTCCAAAGGAGATCGCGATATCATTCACGACGCGACTCTGAAGACGTGTTACCTGGCCCATGACGGCCACAAGCCAATTCAGGTGGCGCGCGACGCCCTTCGCTCCTTCGCGAAGAAGAAGGGCATACTCGTCAAGGCCCCGGCGGTTCTGCCGTGGATGGTCAAGGCGAAATCGGGCGGCGGCAGGCTCTCCCCTTAAGCTGACAGTCGAGAGCGAGAGGCTGCGCTCGCGGCCTCTCCGGTCCCAGCCTGACGGCGGGTATGGGAGGTGGAGCTTGATCATGCGGCCACCTCGTTCGGCTTTCTCGCGCCTTCGATGCGCCGGACGGCGATGTCGGCATATTCAGGATTGAGCTCAATCAGGATGCTGCGCAGGCCCAGCTGCTCGGCAACGAGGCCAACAGTTCCGGAACCACCAAACGGATCGAAAACAACGCCCGAGCTCCGGTCGAAGGTCTCGCAGATGGGGCCACAGCCACTAGCCGCGCCGCAGCAACCGCAAACAGTCTTGGGAGATCCGGCAGACAGACAGCGCCGCGCCAGTTCGCGCGGGAACGTGGCAAAGTGCGCCTCACGGCAGCCTTCAATGTTGAAGGTCCAGACGTTGCGACCGTTCCGCATGTCGGGGGTGTAGGTTTCGACCCAAGTTCCTGCGCGGTTCTGACCGGGAGTGCTGCCCTTGGCGGGCTTGTACTGGCCATCCTTGCGACGCGCATGCGCATTGCCGGTCGTCGGCTCTTTGAGCGGCTCTGGGTCAAAGAAGTACTTTTCGCTCTTGGTGAGCAGCCAGACCTTCTCGTGAACGGCGGCCGGCCGGTCGTCGACAGATTCCGGCTTGGGGTTCGTCTTGTTCCAGATGATCTCGGAACGGACCCACCAACCGTCGTCCTGCAGCGCGATGGCAAGACGGTTGGGGATCATGCAGAGATCCTTCGGCTTCATGAAACCGCCAGCGACTACACGACCTCCGCTCTCGAAATTTGATTGGCGATCGCCAGAGGAAAACGCTCCGCGCGCCTTCGAGTGCTTCGGGTCGTAGACCGGGCCAACGGTTGAGAATGGCTTGTCCCGGAAGGTCCGGTCGTCGCTGCCATCGGCCTTGTACGCCTCTGCGCTCTTGCCGTTCGGCGTCGCCGCATAGCAGTCGCCGTAGTTCACCCAAACAGTTCCGTGGGCTTTCAGGATGCGCCGGATCTCGCGGAAGACGCGGACCATGACATCTAGGTGCTCGCCCAAAGTCCGCTCGAGGCCGATCTGGCCTTCGACGCCATAGTCGCGCAGGCCCCAGTAAGGCGGGCTGGTGACGACACAGTCGACAGAACCCGAAGGCATAGAACGCATGACATCAAGGCAATCACCGACGTGGATGGTGCAACGGCCATTGAGGATGGTGCGGGTCTCGATGCTCATCGGGCGACCTCGCGGTACAAATACGGCCGGGTGTCAGTTGGTCGATCGAAAAGGAGACCGATATGGCCACAGCCCCCAAAGATCCGAAAAAGCCCGTGGAAGTTCCACCAGGTGAAACGCCCGATTCCCTGCCAGATCCAGAGCACCCCATCGAGGAGCCAGGACCTGATGATGTCCCGGAAGAGGCCCCCGACATTACGCCGGTACCAGGCCAGGAAATTCCGGCGAAGATGAGCGCTTGAACTTGTCAAACTGACACCCAGGATCGCCCCCTTGGAACCGATTTCCCTAATATACGTTTGTGGAAAGCCTACCCAACGGAGGACGCGATGATCACCATCTGGGATGCAAACGTTGAGTTGAAGATTGATGGTCGTTTTCACGTCATCAGGAGCGCCCGAGAGGCGGTCGCATTCCTGATGAAATCCTGGCCCGAGACGAAGAGCGTGAGTTACGCAACGGCTCGGAAGGCTTGCCTGGCAGCGGCTAAGGGCATGGTTCCTAGCGCGGAAGCCAGGGCCGCGTTCGAAGCTGCCGCGAAGGAAGCAGGCATCCTGCGATAAAATTGGAATCGGTCTATCCGAGTTGAGAAACGGAATCATGCTGCCGCCCCGCGCTTTTCGAGGGCAGCCAGTGACCGATTGCACCGGTCACGAAGGCGGGTGATCACGGCCAGCTTCTGAAGCTTCACGCCGTTGTCGGCCCGGTTCATGCTGTTCTTGATGCGGAAGATCTGGGCTTCGAGTTCTTTGATCTCTTCGCGGAGGAGCTCGATGTCTGTCATTCGGCTGCCTCCTGATACTCCACGAGATGCTGGCAGTTTGCCGCGACGATGGCGGCGGCGACCGGTGGAGACACCGAGTTGCCAACGCACGACACCTGGACGTTCTTCGGGAACGGCCGACCATTCGCATCAGAATCGATCTGGTAGTCTGCCGGGAAGCCCTGCGCCGAATACAGTTCGCGCGGCGTGAGCATCCGCATACCGATGTCGACGATGACGAACTCGGCCTCGCCGATGGTCAAGGTGACGAACTCGCGGTCATCCCAAAACCCATAGGAGCGAAGGAAGTCAGCAACCTCGCGCGCTCGGGCGTGCTGATCCTCAGTGAAGGGCGGTGCGCTGATGGCAGCCTCAACATGGCTGAAACGCGGCTTCGTCGTGATGGTGTGGAACGGCTCGTTCTCTGGTGTGTCCTGATCGGAGCCGTAGTAGGCATGCAGATGAGGAGCAACCAGCAGCGACTTGCCACCACCGTCTGCGGTAGTGGTACCAAGCGGCTTCTCCATGGCGTGTCCGGTCGATGTCCCAAACTGGCGTGAGACGAATGCCGAGACAACGCCCTGCTGCGCGCCGGTCGACGTGACCGTAGACATCGGCTCCGAGGCGTCGCGACCGGGGTTCACACCACCGATGCGGCGACTATCGTTGTTGTGCTGGGCCACGAATACCGCAGCCGTGCAAACGTCAGCCTTCGCCGTGACAGTGGCCAGCGGTTCATCGCCACCACGCGGGCGGCTCTGCCCAGCTCGGCCGCCGCAGCCGACCAGCGTCGGGATGATGACCGCGTTCTGGTCTTTCTTGCTGGCGGTGATGGTGTGGTGCGGATCTTCTACAGATCGGTTTGCCCCACCCTGCTGCGCATAGGTCAAAACCGGGGCGACGACCGCGTGACGGTTTTCGGTCGTGACGACGCGAACCGGCTCCTCAGCGCTCGCCGAACGATTTTTTCCACCGGCGCCAGCACCATAGAAAGCGGAGAGACACGGGGCGATGACGCCGAGCGGCGCCGCACCGCCTGGCTTCTTGAGGTAGCTGTTTGCCGTGATCGTTGAGACTGGCTCGTCCATGGCGCTGCCGGTCGCGCCGGTGTTGAACCTCGTCAGCGACGGGGAAACGACGGCATGCTTGACGCCGCCGGCGACGACCGTGCCAAGCGGGACATCACCGTCCAGGCAGCGCGGATCCTGGCCTTTGCGCTCGCCGTAGCCAGTCTGCACCAAAAAAGGGCGGGCAGCGTCCAGCACGTACCGTTTTGTGCCTCTGGCCACGCGGGCCATCGTCGCATCGGCGAGCGGCCGGATTGCGCGCAGACCGTGCTTGGCCATGATCTCGTCAGAGGTGTCGAAGATCGACGGGCACGGAAGCGACCAATCAATGATCTCGGCCGCCGTGCGCCAAGGCAGCTTCTTGCCGGCGATGACCTCGCTATCCGTCGGCGCGCCATGGGTCGGCTCTGGCCAGACGATGGGCTGCCCGTCTCGGCGTGCGATGACGAAGAGGCGCTTGCGGATGGTCGGCGCGCCATAGTCGCAGGCTCGAAGCTCGCGATGCTGCAGCTTGTAGCCGGCCCGCTTCATTGCCTTGCACCACTTCTGGAAGGTCTTGCCACGGTTCTCGGGGCAAGGCATCAGTCCGCGGTCCGTCTCGATGAGCGGCCCCCACTCCTTCCACTCCTCAACGTTCTCCATGATGATGACGTCGGGCTTTGCGCGTTCGGCCCAGAGCACGATAACCCACGCCAGATCGCGGATGTTGCGCTCTACAGGCTTGCCGCCCTTCGCCTTCGAGAAGTGCTTGCAGTCAGGGGAGAACCAAGCCAGGCCGACATGCTTCCCCGCCACGTAGTCGAGCGGGTCCACCTTGAAGATGTTCTCGGACAGATGCAGGGTTTCGGGGTGGTTGGCAGCGTGCAGCGCCAGAGCGTCGGCGTTGTGGTTGATCGCGATGTCGGGCGACCGGCCGAGCGCCATCTCAATGCCCGTCGAGGCGCCACCGCCACCTGCAAAACTATCAACGATCAGCGGCATACTGCTCTGCATCACTTGTCCTCTTCCTTGAGTTCCGGGCAGATCCATTCCGCGAGAGACGAGCCGATACCGCGCAGTTTCTCAGCGATGATCAGCCGTTGCTTCAAGCTGAGCCAACGCACGAATACGGGCGGTTTTTTCGATGAATTCGGCATGGTCCCTCTTTGCTGCTCGCAGCAGCGCTCGTTCTTCCTTCGCGGCTTCCGCAGCCGCGTAGAGTTCCATCATCTGCCAGTGGCGAACGACGTCGGTTTCGTTGTTCCACCAAGCTTTGAGACGGCGCTCCGTCCATTGCTTCTTTGGTTCGCCCTTGTGCGGGAAGAGTTTTCGGAGGATTGCCGCAGCCTCGAAAAACATATCGCTGATACGGCCACCGCCGCCGATCGATCTAATGAGGTAATTTGCAGTCGCAACGTCGCTCATGTGCTTGCATTTTCCCTGCTTCGTCTCGTCCAGAATTCTGGATTTCTTTTCCATTTTTTCGTTTCCCGCCTGTGCCATTGTCTCTTTGCTAGGAGACACTGCACATGAGCAGAAACCTTACTGACCAGTCCGAAGAGAGCCTGACCGCGCCAACGGTCGGCGCTCATTCGGTGGTCGAAAACCTCATTCCTTTCCGCAGAGCCCGGGCGCCGCATCCCGCCTCTGCCGCCGGTGACGATCCCCTGTCGTCACCGGCCATTCCTTTGGGATCTGCTGTTCAAGCCGTGGTCATGAGACTGGCGAACAAGCGGATCAGGTTGAGAGTTGAGAGCCCCAGCCGGGAGGAGGAAGACTGGGGCTCTCGTTGATCGCGAGGGAGGAGGAGAACCGCGATCAATCCTTTGGCCGGAAGCCGTTCCGGCGAAATTCGAGTTCGGAAAAGAGAGCGACACCGCCGAGAAGCAGCATTGCAGCGACGACAGTCGCGACGAGCGCAGCAGCAACGAACATCAGGCAGCCCTCTTCTCGGTTTGATCTTCAGGCTGCCGGCTCTCGGCGGCCTTGAACCTGTTTGGACCGGGGCGAACGTCTGTGACCTCGCCCTCAATGAAGCGCTGAACCATCTCGTCGAGGCCGGATGAAATCTTCTTCATGCCAATTCCTCCGTCGGTTCGCGTTCGCGCATTGCTTTCGCGCATGTGTGGCAGTGGTTTCGGCCATAGCCGCCGCATGCCTCCGGCTGCCGGCAATGCGGCCTCAACGGGGATGGTGGTTTGGCGGTGAAAGAGGTTGCCCGTTCAGCCACCGGGCCAGTGGGTTCAAGGTTGACGGGGCCTCCTTCGAGACCTGCGCGCGTCGCGCTGCGATCTACATTTTCGCCTCCTTCGTTGGCGCCGACGCCAGTTGCCGCCGCCTCGCGGTCGGTCTCGCGCTGGTCGCTGTGGACCACGGCTTCGCCTTGAGAGGCCGTGGCAATCTCGTTGTGCTTGGTGACGATGTTGGCGCCGCCGTCAGCGCGGGGCGCGTCATGGAGAATTTCGCCGGTCAGCGGGTCAAATTTCTCAATGTTTTCTCGTACGCGGGCGGGCGCAGGCGCATGCGTCCCCTCGTAAGCGGCGAGATAGATGTCGAAGATGGCGCCCTGCTCCGCTACGGTCTCGGAACCCTTCTTCGCGACCTTGCGCAGGTGAGCGACGACGTTGCCCATGGCGGTCTTGTCGAAGCCCATGCCTTTGGCTTCCGCGTAGATGTCGCGGATGTCGTCGCCGATTACGTCCTGCTCTTCCTTGAGGCGGAGGATGCGGTCGATGAATGCCTTGATCTGACCTTCGGCGCTCATTGGGCGCTCTCCCTCACCGGGAAGAAGTCTTTTTCCTTGAGCGGGATTCTCTTCGACTTGGCGTATGCCAGGATCGCGGGGGCGTCGGTCTGGGGGATCAGCCCACCAGTGCCACCCTTCTCCTTCGGGTACATCCAGCGGTACACCCGGGAGACGTGTTTACCGGTGACCTCGGCCACCTTTTCGATGCCGATCTTTCCGATGATGGATTTTGCGGGGTCGAGATGTTTTTCGCTCATGTCGCGAAATTTGCGATTGTCGCGACACGAAGTCAATGGGGTCGCAATATTTATTTTGCGATATTCGCGATGGAGTTTTTCGCGGAATCCGCGAGGATCGCGGCATGAGTGACCCACAATATGAACTGAAACAATGGCTTGCGGAGAAAGTCGCACCTCGCGGGGTAGCGTCGAAGCTCGCTGAAGCCACCGGCATGTCCAACGACAAGATCACGCGGTCGAAGGAATTGCACAGCGACGACCCGAAGAAGCGCCGTCAGATCTCTCTGCAGGAGATAGAGGCAATGGCAAAGTTCTTCGGCGAGCTACCGCCTGGCTTCGAGCAGATGACGAACTGGCTACATGGCTCGCCGTCGTCGTCGAGCGCCACGCGAGATCCGGCGCACCAGACTGCCAAGCCGACCCCGAACGCGAGCTTCCCGCCTCGCTGGCAACCGTTCCCGGCAGATGTCAGGATTCCATTGCGCGGCCACATTGCGGCTGGCGCCAATGGCCGCTTCATCATGAACGGTCAGGACATCGCGCACGTCTTCTGCCCACCGGGCCTTGAAGGTGTCGAAGGCGCTTACGCGGTCCAGGTCGACGGCACCTCCGGCGAGCCCCGCTACTACCATGGCGAAACCGCATGGGTGAACCCGCACTTGAAGGTTCGCCAAGGCGACGATGTCATCGTCCAGATTATCGAAGACGACGAGGTCTCAAGCTACCTGAAGCGGTTCGTCTCCCGATCGGCGGACGTTCTCCGCCTCTACCAATACAACCCCGGCGAAGGCGAGCAACACGAACTTAAGTTCCCTGCGGACAAGGTCTTCAGCGTCCACAAAGTCGTGTTTCATGCGATGCTCTGAAGCACCTCATCACACCGCCACGTCGGGCGAATGGTCAGGTTTCGAAAGGCCGGCGGTGTCTTTGGGCATTCGCTGCAGCGGATCTTCCGGCAAAGCTGCATATAGTTGTGGACGCCGAGTTCCGCGACCTTCGTCAGGTTATCGAGGCGAAGGATGCGGGAGTGCCCACAATCATCACAGGCAACGTACACACTCGCTAGTTCAACGACGAGCCGCAAGGCGTCGGGGTGATCTACGGGAGCGGCACGCATCATTTCTCTCTCCTGCAATGTTCCGTTTTTGTTCTCATCAAAACAGCAGGAATGCAGCCGGGAGTCGAGTCGGTTTTCAGAAATATTTAGCTTGCCACAACAGGTAGATATGCAACCGGTGGCGAGCCCAAGATATCCGCGGGGGCGATTGGATGGGCGAGCTTATTGATGGGGATGACGGGCTTCCTGCCGAGGACGTGGGGCCGTGGGCGAAAGAGAAGCATGACCTCCTCTGTCGCTACATTGATATTTCGAAATCGGCCCGGGCCAAATATCTGGGACCGGGCAAAGGCGGATCTGCCTACATCGATCTGTTTTGCGGTACTGGGCGATGCCGCGTCCGGACCACCGGAGAATGGATAGACGGCGGGGCAGTCGCCGCCTGGAACAAAAGCGTCGAGGGTGGCAGTCCGTTTACACGAGTGATTGTCGCCGATGCCGATCCGGCTCGCTTAGACGCAACAGTGCAGCGCCTACAGCGGGCTGGCGCTCCGGTGGTCAGCGCCTGCGGCCCGGCCGCTGAAACCGCCTTCTTCGCGCTTCAGCGAATGCCCCCACATGGCCTGAATTTCGCGTTCCTCGACCCCTACAATCTTGAGGCCTTAGACTTCAAAATCTTCGAGACCCTTTCCCGGGTGAAACGCTTGGATGTCCTTGTTCACCTGAGCAAGATGGACCTTCAGAGGAATCTGGGCAACAATCTTTCCGCCACGATGTTCGCCCTCGATGCGTTCGCGCCTGGCTGGCGAAGCGTGATCAACGTTGCGCAAGCGCAAGGCGGCATACGGACCGAGGTGATCGAACATTGGCGCGACTTGGTCGAGAAGGTCGGAATGAACGCCTCCCGCGACATTCGCCTCCTAAAAGGAACCCGAGGGCAGCACCTGTATTGGCTTCTACTCCTCTCCAGCCACGATCTTGCGCTTAAATTCTGGAAGACGGCGGCCAATCCGGAAAAGCAAGGCAGCCTGTTCTAGGCTGATAGTGACGGCATCGCGTCCCAAGTGCGGCCGCGATATGAGCGCCCTGTCGCCTTCTTGTTCTTGCCGCCCCACTGCTTGAAGAAGAACGCCGAACCGGCCTCTGAGCACATTTCAAAAATCTCATCGATCCACACAGGATCCATAGAACGTGCCTTCGGGCCAGATTCGCCGCCGACAATAGCCCAGTCGATGCCATCAAGTCGGCCCGCAGCAACGGAGCCGATCAACGGTTCAAACGAGACGAAGCGAATTGCGGCAGGCACTCGGCGCAGCTCGTCGAGGCGACCGATCACGCGCCCATCTTCCACGCTAGCGCCAAGCCAGACATTCGGCAAAACATCGAAACCGTCGCGCAGGATATCCGCCATGCGATCAGGACGCTTGGTCAGGATCTGGTAGGTGTGGCGCCGCGTATCCGCCATCGCCCGCCAGACCTTGCGGATGAAGTCGATGGGTACATCTGGGTGGAAAAGGTCTGACATCGAGTTGACGAAGACGTTTCGAGGCTTTGCCCAGGTCGACGGAACGGAAAGAGCGCCCTCGTCGAGGTAGAGGTCGCCGGTCCATTTCGCGCGACCGCCGCTCTTCCTCGTAAGCCCGCGATACTTCTCAAGGCCCATCGCGTCCAGCCGCGCCGCCATCCGCATCGCATAGCAGTTCGTGCAACCGGCGCTCATGATTGAGCACCCAGCGACAGGGTTCCACGTTGCGTCTGTCCATTCGATCGACGTTTCAGCCATAGGACTCTCTCCGACCTTCAGAGATAAGCGATAGTTGCGATTTGGTTAAAGATCGGTTGCGCGCCGCCGGTCTCTTCAAGCCGATCTCACCGCAGAAATCTACCACGCTGCGAATCCACGACAAAGTGAATTTTGCGATTTTGCGCCAGTCGCAAAATTGCCTGTTGACTTATTTTGCGATTGTCGCGAATATCTCCTCATCAGCAAGGCGCTGACGAGAGGACGAAGCAAATGGCGATGGTCACCCGATACAGCATCACCGACGAGGTTGGACGCTTCCTGACCGCCGAGGGCTTCTTCTCCTACGACGACGCCGATGCAGTCGAGTTCCGGGACGAAGACGAGGCCACCGAAGAGTTGGCCGCCTACCCCGGCTGCACGGTCGAGACGTACCAGCGCGTTTCCGATTTTCCCGATTTCACCGCAACGCCCTCGATCGAGAAGGAGGCCGCGTAATGTCCTTCAAGCCCCGCCGCGTGAAGCTGCACGAACTGTACCGCGAGATTGAAGCGCTCGGAGGCGGCTCGTTCTCCGCCGCCGACGAAGCCTACAACCGCGCGATTGAGGATGCTTTGTCGGTCCTCCGCGCCTCTGGCTTTGCCGAGGGCTCCTACGTCGATCAGCCGGAATACGACAACCGCGCCCGCCTCGCCGCTCGCGAGTTCGCGCCGACGATCGGAGCCTCGCTGTGATGAGACAGCCCCTACCAACCGACGTCAGCCTCGCACTGGCAATTCGCGCCCATGCCGGCACCAGCCATACACCTGACCGTCGCGGCGAAAGCGAAGTCGCCGACTACATTGCGACCATCGAGAACTTCAAATCGAAACTCGCCGCAGTCGCCGACACCGAAGCTCGCATGAGCGAAGCGGTCGCGCAGGCCGAACGCTACCGTGAAGGCTATATCAAGCGCCTGTCGGCCCTTTGGGCTTCGCGCAGCCGCATGATGTCGACGATGATCACCGGTCCCGCGAATTTCCCTGTTCGGCGCCAGGAGAAGATCTGGAACGCTTACGAGAACAGGGCGAAGGAGTTCTATGCTTGGCAGGACCGCGCCCTCAAGTCGTCGCTGAAGGCAATCAAGGCAGTTGAGGCGCCGGTTCCTGTCGCTGATCCCCACGCCAAGACCGGCTCCGAAAGCAAGATCGTCGGCGGCGTCGAGATCGTGCAGAACTTCGATCTGGACCGCGTGCAGATCCTCTTCGACGGGAAACCCGATAGCGACACGATCGCGAACTTGAAGGGCTCCGGCTGGAACTGGTCGCCACGTAACAGCGCCTGGCAGCGCAAGCTGACTACGAACGCAATTTACTCGGCTGACCGCATCGTCGCGAAGCTGGCGGCGGGTATTCAATGACTCGCCCTATGCAATACGCCTGCGACCCGGCTGCCCGGTACTGCGAGTGCTCGCGGTGCCAGCTGCCGCCCGCGCCCGATGTCGACCTGGACGCGCTGCAGGAGTTCAACGCCGCAGCGTACTCGCTCGCCACCTTCATCATCCTCCTCTCCGCCCTCCTCGCCTTCATGGCGATCGGCTTTGCAAACACCGAGGAGATCCACCGCAAAATCGTAGCTGAGAGGACCGTCTGAGATGACCGCAGAAACAAGCATTTGGACTTGGTGGCAGAACGCGCTGGCGGGCAACGTCGGCCCGATGCACGAGGGCCAGCCTGAACAGGGCTATTACCGCACGCGCTTCAAGGGCGGCCAGTGGGAACCGGTAGCTATCTGGCTCGACGAGGGCGGCGCTTGGCTGGCGATGCGCGGGGAGCGCATGGTCGACGCTGGCGAGGCTTGGAACTTCTGCCGCACGCACCCGGTCAGCTACGAAGCCTATCAGAAGGCAATCGAGGGCGCCGGCTGGGACGATGAGCCGCCGGCACCTGCCGCAGGCCACAACCTGCCGGCCGACCCGTTCGAAGCACTGAAGCTCGAATTTCTTTCCGAGAAAGAACAGGCCGAAGCGTTCATGAAGACGCCGATCAAGACACAGGATCAAGCCGACAAGGCCGCGATCTGGTCGAAGCGGCTAACCGCCATCAAGACGAAGGCCGAGAGCCTGCACAAGGTCGAGAAGCAACCGCACCTCGACGCCGGCCGCGCGGTCGACAACAAGTGGCGCTCTCTCAAAGAAGATCCGGACACGCTCGCCAAGAAGCTGAAGGCGCACGTCACGCCTTTCCTGCAGGAGCAGCAGCGTCTTGAATACGAGCGCCAGCAGCGCGAGCGCGACGACGCCGAACGCAAGCGCCGCGAAGCAGAAGCACTCGCCGCCCAGGCAGACGTGAGCGACACCGCCGCGCAGGCCGAGGCAGAACGCCTGCAGCAGGAAGCCAACCAGCAGGAACAAGCGGCTCAGGCCCAGAAGGCGCAGGCCGGCCGCACTGGCGCCCGCGTCTCGCTCCGGACCTTCGTCTCGGCTCGAATCGTCGACTACGACAAGGCCATCAAGGCCTTGAGCAACCATCCAGAAATGAAAGCGCTCGTCGAGACGCTCGCCAACCGCGCGATCCGCGCCGGCGTCGAGCTCGACGGTGTTGAGCGGTTCGAAGAGCAAAGGGCTGCCTAATGACCGACGCAACCACCATTTCGCTCGCCGTCGCTGCCGTGAAGTTCAAATGGCAGAAGGACGAGAAGACCTACGACTACTTCATCCCCGAGGGCCTCGTCGTGAATGTCGGCGACAAGGTCATCGTCGAAACGGCCCGCGGCGAAACCACCGTGGAGGTCATGGCGATCAAGGCCGAATCTGAAATGGCCCAGAAGAAGATCGTCCGCGTCGTCGAGCCGGAAGCTGTCGAAGGAGAAGGCGCATGAACGCTCATGTTCCAGCCCTCGCCGGTGGCGGCCAGGTCATCGCCATTGTGCCCCAGACCTTCGAGGAGACGTTGCGCGTAGCGCGCGCCGTGGTCGCGTCCGGCCTCGCCCCCGCGGCCCTGATCGGAAAGCTCACCGGCGACGATGCGGCGGCCGCTGTTGCAGTGGCAATCATGTCCGGCGCCGAGCTCGGCTTGAAGCCGATGGTGAGCCTTCGCAGCTTCACCGTCATCAACGGCAAGCCCGCACTCTACGGCGACGGCCTGATCAACGTCGTTCGCATGTCGGGCAAGGTCGCGTACCTCCGTACCGGCTGCGACGAGATCAACGGCAAGCTCATCGGTTACTGCGAAGCGAAGCGCCTCGACACCAGCGAAGAAAAGCGCGTCGAGTTCAGCCAGGACGATGCGGTCCGCGCGCGCCTCTGGGATGATCGCGCAACGGTCAGGAAGCAGGTCTGGGACAACGGCCAAAAGGTCTGGAAAAACGACGTCCCGAACGATGCGCCCTGGTACCGGTTCCCGAAGCGCATGCTTGCATGGCGCGCCGCCGGCTATTGCCTGCGCGAACTGTTCGGCGACGTGCTCGGCGGTATCCGCGACGAGTTCGAGGTCCGCGAGATCGACGAAGTTGAGACCATGCGCGACATCACGCCGGCCGCACCCACGCAGCCAAAGCCTCCGGCACCTCCTGCCCCGCCAGCCAAGGCCGCCGAAACGGTCGAAGCCGCTCCGGTCACCGAGCCGACCGAACCCGAATTCAATCTCGGCGACTTCCTCGAGCAGATCGAGACCGGCCTTTCCGGCGCCAAAGACGAAACCGACGTCGCGGAGATCTGGAACGACTTCGACGCGCCGGCCGTGCTGGAAACGAACGGTCATGCCGACATGATCGATACGGCATTCGCTATCCGCGACCGCCGGCTCGCTCAACTCGCACCTTTGAACGGAGGCTGATCATGGGCCGCGCGCTTCTGGTTTTGGCCAACGAAACGTTCCGCCGCAAGGCAATCGACTGGATCATGCGCGCGCCAGTCGACACGCGCGTCGAGTTCAAGGGACCGAAGCGCACGACACCCCAGAACGATCGCATGTGGGCGATGCTCACCGACCTGTCGCTGCAGCTTGCCTGGCACGGGCAGGCCCTCACCCCAGAGGACTGGAAGCTCGTCATGCTGGACGCTCTGCGCCGCGAGAAACATGACCAGCTTCGCCTAGTGCCGAATACCGACGGGACCGGCTTTGTCCCGCTCGGCACGTCTTCATCCGACCTGTCCAAGGAAGAGATGACCGATCTCATCGAGATCATCTTCGCCTTTGGAGCCCGTCACCACGTCATTTGGTCTGAACCGAAATCGAAGGCAGCAGCATGAACGAGAAGCTTCTCCATATCCTCCAGCACTCCCTCGGCGCCGATGAATACGGACGCGGCGGCGGTTATCGCGACCACTTCGTCACGGGTGAAGGCAGCATGGATCACGCCGACTGCATGGAGCTCGTCGAGGCGGGTTTCATGACGCGCCGCGCGAACGTCGAAATGTTTGGCGGCTCGGATCTCTTCCGCGTCACGGACACCGGCAAGGCCGCGATGCTTAAGCACAGCCCTTCGCCGCCAAAGCTCACCAAAGGGCAACAGCGATACCAGGACTATCTCGATGCTGATTGCTCGATGACCTTCATCGAGTACCTCAAGTATCGCGACGCGCGCGACAGGAGGGCAGCATGACCGACCGCCCTATCCTCTTCTCCGGCCCGATGGTCCGCGCGCTCTGGGACGACCGCAAAACGCAGACGCGCCGGCTCTGCAAGGATCAGCCGCCGGCAGGCATTACGATCATTCGCAAGACCATCCGGCCCTTCGGCAAGGGAGCCGTACCACTCCTTCGAGCGACGTACGAAATTCGGAAACTTCGGCGGCGACGTCCCGGTTAGGGTCAGCCGCGGCGATAGGCTTTGGGTGCGTGAGACATGGTCACATAGTGGCGACCACGTCTTCTCGATCTCGGAAGCTCGGCTGTCTCCGTTCGGCCACGCGATCTATCAGGCCGACGACAACCCAGATTACCCGCACGCGAAGTTCTGGCCGTCGATCCACATGCCGCGCGAGTTCTCGCGCATGACGCTGATCGTGACCGACGTTCGCATCGAGCGCCTTCACGACATTAGCGAAGCCGACTCGATCGCCGAGGGTTTGGCGAGGGTCGATTTGGATGGAATGGACCCGCGAGGTTGGTATCGCGACCTATGGGACAGCATCAACGGCGCCGGCGGGTGGCAATCGAACCCTTGGGTTACCGCCTACACCTTCCGCGTCATCAAGCAGAACATCGATCAGATCGACCGAGAGGCTGCGTAATGTCAAACCGTCAGCAACGCCTATCGGCTGCTTTTGGGAACCTCTTCGTCGAAGCGGGTCTTTTCGCGCGCGGGGTCGTCTTCGAGAATCTCCTCTTCGACGTCGTCCGGCAGGGCCTCATCCGGTCCCATGTTCGCTTCGTCCCGGCTTGGAACGGGCGGCACGCGGCCCTGATCGGCCTGCCGTTCGTCGGCATCTGCAGCGGACCGGTCTGGCAACGGGATCGGCTCAAGGTCCATTTCTGGCGGGCTGGGCTTCCAAGTGGGCGCTGGCATCGGCGCGTCCGTGTCGGTCTTATTTCCCTTGGCGACTTTCATGTTTCGGCTCCTTTCCAAGTGGAAAACGAACCGGCTGCGATTGGTTATGTTCCACATGGGGAGGCGTCCTGATGCGTAGCGTTCCCGAGTGGATTGCCAAGCACGACGACCAGAAGGTCCCAGACCGTGTGCGCCAGCGCGTCTTCGACCGCGAGGGCGGCATCTGCCACCTGACCGGCGAGAAGATCGACCCGGTGCGCGACGAGTGGGATCTAGACCACAAGGTCGCGCTGATCCTCGGCGGCGAGCACCGCGAGACCAACCTATTCCCAGCCAAGCGTGAGCCTCACCGCCGGAAGACGGCGGTCGAGATGAAGGTCAAATCCAAGATCGCCCGCACCCGCAAGAAGCACCTGGGCATCGACAAGCCGAAGTCCAGCTTGTCCCACCCGCGTTTCAAGCGCTGCATGGACGGAACGGTCGTTGACCGTAGAACGGGAGAAGTCATTCGATGAGCGATCTTCTCATGACAAGACGTGCGGTTTTCTCTGAATGCGGCCTGTACCGCTACCTGCTTGAGCATGACTTCGGCGGCAATGGCCCCGTCATATCGCTCGGAATGGTCAACCCTTCCGACGCGAACGGCGAAAAGAACGATCCGACAATGACGAAGGTGGACGGCTTCGCGATGCGTCTCGGCGCCAGCAAGGTTTCAGTCTGGAACCTGTGCGCGCTCGTCAACAAGGAAGTGAAGGCGCTCGCCGCTGCACCAGATCCAATCGGCCCCGAAAATGATGCCTACATCGCGAGAGCCATCACGAATGCCGACATTCACATCGTCGCTTGGGGACCCGCGTCAAAGCTCCCGAAGGCACTGCGCACAAGATGGCGGGCGGTCGTTGATGTTCTATCGACGGCAGGCGCCAACCCGATGTGTTGGGGCACCGCCCTCGACGGCCAGCCCCGCCACCCATTGATGCTGGCCTATGCCACTCCTCTTGTACCTTGGGAGGCCCCATGACCGCTCCAATGCTGCTCGACAGCGAGCAAGCTGCTGAACTGCTCAATGTCTCGACACGGACCTTGCGTGAATTTGTGAAGGCTGGCGATATAGCCTATGTGCCGCTCGGCGCCGGCAGGTCGAAACCGCGCCTCGGCTTCACCATGGACGACATCAACGAATTCATAAAAAGCCGGAGAACACGCGAGTGTCCGTCTACAAGCCAAAGAACACCCCGTACTACCACTTCGACTTCCAAGTCGCAGGTGTACGATATTATGGCTCTACGGAAACAGCGAACCGACGCGAAGCAGAAGCCCGCGAGAAGGTAGAGAAGGACAAGGCCAAGGCGGCTGCAAAGGCCGCCAAGCACGCCCAGGGCGCCGGCCCCCTCACCCTCGGCATTGCGACCGCAAGATACTGGACCGAGATCGGCCAGCACCACGCCAACAGTGAAACCACCTGGACCGACATCAACCGCCTCGTCGATTACTTCGGCGCGGCGAAGCTCATGTCCGCGATCGGCGACGACGATATCGCCAAGCTCGTCCAGTGGCGACGGGCCCAAACGGCATGGGGAAAGGCAGAGACGAAGGACGGCGAGCCGATGCGGCTCGTGTCGGCCGCAACCGTCAATCGGTCGACGACGCTCGTCATCAAGAAGATTTTCACCCGGGCGAAGCGCACCTGGCGCTATGACTTCCCGCTTGAACCTAACTGGCGCGACCATTGGCTCAAGGAGCCGGTCGAGCGTGTCCGCGAACTGAAGCAGACCGAAAGCTCGTCGCTCTATCTCGCGACCAGGAGCGACTATCAGCCAATCTTCGATTTCGTCCGCGCCACAGGTCTGCGGCTGCAAGAGTGCATTTTGAAGTGGTCCGAGGTGGACTGGCAGACGGGGTGGATAACGAAGCCGGGAAAGAACGATCGACCGGTGCGAACAGCGATCACGAGCGAGGTGCGGGAGATCCTGCTCCCGCTACGCGGGCATCATCACGAATTCGTGTTCACGTATCAGGCGGCCCGCCCGAGGGCTGCCGATGCTTCCTACAAGGGAGATGGGGAAGGACGAAAGAAAGGCGACCGGTACCCGATCACCTACAGCGGGTTGAAAACCCAATGGAAGCGGATCCGCGGCAAAGCCGGCGTCGATGATTTCCGATTCCATGACTTCCGCCACGATCTGGCGACCAAGCTACTGCGCGAAACCGGGAACCTGAAAACGGTGCAAAAAGCACTCAGCCACCGCGATATCAAGACGACGACACGCTATGCGCACGTGCTCGACGAGGAAGTCGCGGGCGCTCTCGAATCGCTTTCGAAGCGCAGACGTGCACAAAGGAAGAACAAATGA